TATAGATTCTTCATTAGTTATAATGTTTATATCGGTATCTATAGAGCAGAAGTATTCATTAAATAGGTTTTTTTCACCTTTGCTAGACCAGTGGCCCCGCAAATCTATAAGCATATCTTGATTTGAATTCTCGCAATGAATTAATGCATTAGTTAAGTGCCATATGGTGTCGCCCCAGCCAGCATCCCAGGAGAAATAATAATACTTGCTCATAATATGATTTTCTCACTGCCATATTTATCAAACATTTCTTGATAATTTGGTATTTTGTCATATGCTTTTTTGCCAAATACTCTTCTATCTGTGCCTAGGAAGTTCTCTACGTTGTTTTGATCTATTTCTATGTCTAGGTAGTTTACGATCTTGTCGAACTGAACTAATCTTTCCTCGTAGGTTGATAAGCCATAAAGATCTTCGTATCTGGAGACAATACTTTCGGGAGGAAGCAATTCGTGGTAGTGGGGTAGGTATTTTTGATACCACGCTACTCTTCTTTTGATTGGAGCCTCCTCTAGGGAGGTATAGTTGAATGAATCGACTAAACCCTTGTTCTCTTTGTTTTCTCCAAGCTGCCACACTTGAACTTGATTGGCAAGCTGCCAGGAAATAGCGGGGTAGAATGCGCTCTCCCTGTACTGGAAGATTATTTTTATTCCATGAGCTTGGCAGTAGCAGATAAAGTTTTCGTTCCCCTCTTCCGAAGAAGTACACCACACATGCTTGACCCCGTCAAATGTGCAAAATAATGAGTCTAGGAAATCCCACAGTTTATCGTTATCTTCTGCAATGTTGTTAAACTTATTAAAGTATGGTATGTTTTTGGAGGCAGGCAAGTTGTCTGGAATCATTTTATGTTGCTTGATAATTTCAGCATACCTAGGGTTGTGATCAAGATCTCCAGTCAATGAAGAAAGTGGCTCGTGCACAATTCTATCGTTTTTGTTGAGCGCAGAAATTAAGCTAGTTGTTCCAGCCCGTTCCTGTCCAAATATAACAAATTTAGAATCCATAACCAAAGTAATCTAAATCATTAATGAAGTGATCTTCTATATATTCACGACTGTAATCAGAGTAGTAATCTCTGTAGCTCTTTTTCTTTTTATATTCGGAACTGCTATTTTTTCGCCAGTCATCGAATCCGGAGGAGCTACTAAACCCAAAAACATCTTTTAATGCATAAAGGCATCCCTCTATGTTTTCCATTTTATAAAACTTATCAATAGCAATATCTCCATTAATTTTTATGCGGTCAACATAGTTTTCGTAATATCCAGCGTGGAATTTTAGAATAGCTTTTTCTTCGTAGGCGTATTTGATAAAACCATCAAAGTCATCAGACATATAATACTGGTGAAATTTCTGAACATAAGGCATCATTGGTGATTCTATATTGTTTTCAACAAAATAATCAAACTTCCATCCACCAAGATAAGAAAACATTGATACGACTCTATCAAATGGATTACGAACAACTGTGAACTTGAAGTAATCTTCGTAATCTGGCACGTCTTGCGCGATAGCATTAAGAGCTCTTTCGCAGGTCACGTGATATTTGTCATCATAATCCTGCTGGTTTTGGTTCTTTGCATAATCTGACTCTATGTTAGAAAGCAAATAATGCTTTACAAAAGTTCCTGCAGACTTGGGTATGTGAACGTATATAAATTTATGTTCGTGACTATACATCGATACGATCCATTACTTCTGGATTTTCTAGATTATCTAAAAGGAACTGCTTTCCGTCTTCCCCGCAAAGGTGACATAGATTGAACGCTTTATTGTCTTCTCCTTTTTGAAAGCAGGCTTGATAGTTCGCGTTCCAGATCCAGTCTAGAGGTTTATGTTCTTGAAGTATGTCTGTTTTTGTATATGCGTATCCGTACAGATCTTGATCGATGAAATCTTTTCTCTCCCCCAATACTTCTAAGACTGGATTATCTATAAGTCCATGGCTCTTTAAAAAGTCAACGAAGTTATATTGATCTGGTAATACCTTGGTCATTTTTCTTACAACTTCTCTACCCATGACATAACAACCTAAATTTAAATTGTATTTTGGTATATCTCTGTTTGTTTTTTCATTATGCCAGTATACATTTTCATCTTCCGGTATGCTTTTTAAGTATTTCTTTAGGAAAATTTCATTCTTCTGCACAACCGCTGGGTGGAATCCGTATCCCATAACAAAATCGTTTTCCTTGTAGGCTTCAAAAATATCTGTAGCGTCTTTACTGACAACCATATCCAGATCAAGAAGCGCAAACTTATCATAGCTAGTCTTCATGAATTCATGCAAGAACAAGATCTTAATAAAGGTGCTCTTCTGGTAGAAGCTAAAGTTGTAATCATCTATTTCTTTGAATGCTGGGAAATCATTCATTGAGATAATCTTGAGGTCGCAATTTATCTTTGATGCGTATCTCTCTAGGGACTTTAAGCAGTGTGGCACCCACGCTACATCTTGATAGCCTGGATTTGCAAAATCCGTATCAGAAGGTAGGTTGTTAATAATATATATTACGTTACTCATATCATGGTTATTTCTAAATCTTCGTCAATCAAGCCCCAGTTGTCTGGGTTCGGGTTGTCTATCATTTTGTTTCTGATGTCCAGGTCGTTAGTCTTGCGCTCCCCTTCTTGTTGCGCGTGAGGCTGCGTGGTATCGTTAGATGCCCCTTCAGATCTGTCATGATTTTGATGGTAAAAATCAGCGTCAATTGATAAACATAAATTATATATATCTTCTTTTGCGGCAATACGATTAAGGAACTCTGTATCCATACTATTCATGTAAACCAGCTTTTCATTAAACCCTTTGTGCTCAAGGTAGCATTCTCTGTCAACCATCATGACACCAACTGCACCGCCATAAAAAGGAAAAACTTCGCCGTTTGGCATCAATCGGCTATAGTGATTATGCTCGTGACAAATATCAACCTTCCTGGATAATTGTTGATCATATATATAATCCCTAAAAACAGAGTGATGAGATTGATCTTCACTTAAATTTCTACGACTACAAAATGCCGCCCTTGGCCAGCTCCAACCATAGTCTTTAACTTCGTACTCATTGTAGAACCAGTCCATGAACCTTTGACCTATCAAGGTGTCTTGATCAATTCTCGCAAAATGTTTACCCTCCATGTTTCTGAATCCAACATTCATTGCGTGAACCTCTGAGAATGGAGAGTCTCCCTGGTGCCTGTCAGCTATCTCAGATGAGACCGTAACTATTTTAAGTAGACCTTTAGCTTCTGGAACTAATCTAGAGGATATGGACTCCCTTAAAGAGCCGCTACGAGAGCACCAATCAACAAGTACAACTTCAGATTGATCAATAACATTATTCTTTGCAATGATTTCACAGGCATGATTAACTGTGTTGACACAACGGCCAACCGAATCACCATTATAGTTATCATTTCTAGAAACTAATACGTAAGATATTCTTTTCATGATCCTGGGACTAATCTTTTAGAGTTAAAACAGAAAACGCGATTTTGATTGGGCACTGTAACTTGTATGCCTCCAATTTCTTTTAACATGTTCATGTGCACAGATTCTGGAGTGGATACGTGCTTTTCAAGATGCTTTAAGCAGTGAAAGTTTATACTATTTCTGTATTGTTTATCTATATTGTGATTGTATGTATTTGGAACTATGTAGAAAATCTTATTCATCCAGTTGAACACATCATTTAATTTTAAAAGAATATCTTCTGAATCGGTAACCACGAAGAAATTAGCTTTTCTGGCATTGATTTGAACTTTATTCATTTGCGCAATATAAACATTAATATCACTGACTTTGTCGGCCTCAAGAATGACTCCCCAGGTATGCTCGGTAATTCTTTTATTGATTCTTATTATTTCTTCGATAGCTGTTTCCGGCATGGAGCTAAGGCTATGAATTTCGTTTTCAAATTTGTAAGATTTGTATTCCATTGTTAGTTCTTTTATTTTGTGTTGTTCGGTATAGTATTTAAGTGATTGTTCGTAGTTTAATTCTCTATCTAGGTATTTTAATATTTGAAGGCTTTTATTTTCGTATGCTGTTTTAGCTTTATTTAGTTTTTTTTTAAAATAAGATATCATTAAGTCGGTGGGGATGGGGGGTCTACAATCTGATTGACTACCAGTTTTGATAGTTTTCTGACTATTAATTTAGCGGTTTTTTTTATAATTAATAATGCCATTGCAATCCATAAAGTAAATTAAGCAAAGTAAATTATGAATTATTAATTAATTTAAAATCCCAAAGAAATAGAGAAAAATAAAAAATAGTTGAAATCGTACAGAGCATCGTTAGTTAGATTACACATTATTGAGTATAAAATTTACTATAATATCTCCCCTCTCTTTTTTGGAGGAGAAAGCCCATAGCCATACATAGCTGTTTCTAATGTCAGATATGGTCTTTTCGGTTTTAATTATGCTTGCTTCTATGGATTTAATGTCTGAGAACTTCATTTTATTCAAGTCTATTTTTAAATCTTTAGCTATTGAGACTAGTTTATCAATCTTTTTTTCTTTTTTTGCCTCTGTTGCTTCTTGGTATGCGTCTAGTTTTTTATCATTATTGGCGACTTTATCTGGGTGGGTTTCGATTGCTATCTTTCTGTATAAGGATTTAAATTCAGGCGCAACTTCAGGCTCACCCTTCTTTTCTTTATCTTCTTTGAGTTTTTCTAGTGGGTTTTGTAGGTCGTTTCTACTGCAATAATCACAAACCTCAGAACAAAATATGGGCACTGACTCTTCGTATATAGAGTTAACTTCCGATAACTCGTTATTGAGTTCAGAGCATTTAGCCTTTAGCTTTCTTAGTAGTTTTGATTTATAATTATCCACTTAATGGATTATAAATTAAAAGATAATATTTTAAAAAGCTAAATTGTTTTTATGGGTATGGTCTGCTGGTAATTTTGAAGTAAGGCCCCATTTGTGAGCTAAGTAACCCTCTATGTTTTCTTGTTCACCTATATCTGAGAAAATAATAAATTCAGCAATATAGCCTTCGAGGTTTGACCCACCAATAGCATTTCCGCCTAATTTTATAGAGTTTAAATGATTGGTTCCTATGTTGCCGGTATTTTTAAAATGTCCATCTATTCTTATTTGTGAGTTCGATGAATTTAACTTTGAGAGCACTATATAAGTCTCACCTTCTAGTACTGTATCCACCCCAGAGCCCATAGCTATATTTGTGCCAGTGCCGCTGCCGCCTAAAATTTGAAAACCATTACTTGCGTTGAACCTCCTTAATGCCATTCTGTCGCCAATTGCAGACGATGTTGTACCCGCGAAAATGAAATCTTGATTGGTATCTACGTCAGCTTTAAATACCAAAGCTATAAACAAGGGAGTTAACGCTTGATCGTGGGAGAAGTTGGTATTCTCTAAAAATTGCCCAGCGCTATCCCAGTCAATGACATTTAATCCATTGAGCGTCCTTCTTCCTGTTTTTGGGCCAGTCCTTCCAGGGGTTACCACTGTTAAATTTAACCCATTTCCGGACTTGTCTTTAACCTCGCTAACAACATCCGAGGAAGAGGTTATAGTGAACTTGTCTGCAGCATCATACCATGCAAGCGTATTGATGACAGCAGGACTCCATCCCGCGCTAATTTTTAAAAAGTCACCTTCAGATCTCCATACGTCTCCTACAACTAAAGGGTCAAATGTGGGTAGTTTGTAATAGTCGAGATTGAGTTTTTCTGAGGTAACCCTTGTGGAATTTAAATTTAAATCAGCGACATAATCAAAATCATACTGGCGAATTAATCCTTTATTTGTGGCGTAAAGATTGGCTGAGCTGCAAAAAATTGAACCATTTGCATTAAGAGATAAAGACTGCCCAAATCTTTCATCTTGTGATTCACCCATTAGGTCTTCCCCAATCGGCTCCCAGTCTAAGTCATATCCGTAAGTCCTGCACAAACCACTCCCAAGATTAGCTTCAGGGTAACCCACGGAAAGAATATTGAAGCTACTATTAAGATCAAAATTATTACCACTGGGTAAGTTTTGATGTAAACTCCATGAGTTTGCGGTTGATGAGTGGTGACGTTTATATGCACGTATAGATCCATCTCCGTTATTTCCATCAACCCCTCCTGCCGCAAAATAATATGAATCGCGCATTTTTACGGAAGATCCGAATTTTTCATTATTTGACCCACTAATAGTTTGGCCTAATTGATTCCAGTATGGATCGAGACCGCCCTCTGTTAGGGTCGGCCCGGAAGATATTACAGGATCCAGTTCTAGTCCGCTAACCATGGACACGGAAAAGCCAGCAGAAAAAAGTTCAGCAGAATTTGCGGGAGAAGATAGATTGATTGCTACACCACTATTTGTGGCTTGTCCGTTGTTTATGTCGGCAGACACAGTTAGCGTTGATAAGCCATCATAAACAACAATAGCTGGAGCCGGTGCGTCAGGGGAAGTTGTGCCTCCAGCTATTTGAGAAACTGAAATAGAAAAATCATTATAAGAAGAATGTTCTTCGTTTGAGGTGAAAATCAATCCACCTAGCAGTCCGCTAGAAGCAGCTCCGCTATAACCGTAAGACCTAACGAGCCCATTGCCGCCATCATCTCCAGATCCACCAATCAAGATTGTTTGCCCATCTGTAGATATATCTATAGCAGAACCTAAATGTTCTTCATTGGAAATTCCGCTAACACCGTTGCTCATTTCGTTCCACAATCCATTGCTCCAATTATAAACACGAGAAATACCTGAATTTAAATTCGCCGAGGATCCACCAATTGCAATATAATCTCCGTTTTTACTTAGAGAAAGTGAGCAGCCAAAATTCTCAATAGATTTACCGCTAATAGCTGGATCTCTAATAACCCAAGAAGAGTTGTCCCAGTCGTAAATTTCAACTAAACCTGAATTCAGATTAGCAAAAGGAATCCCAATTGCCAACATATTACCTTCTTCGTTTAAATCTATAGAAGAACCTAGGCCGTCAAGAGGAGAGCCCGCTATATCTGCACCCAGCTGTCTCCAATAGTCTCCATCAGAAGAAAAAACTCTAACAAGCCCATTTCCGGAAGTAGAGCTTGCAGCAAGAACTCTTCCGTCGCCATTAAGTTTTATGGATTCGCCAATAAAATCGGAGGTCTCACCTGAGATATATGGCTCCTTACTTGAATAAAAAAAAGAACTACTAGCTGTTATTTCTGGATAATCATAATTAACTGCATAACTTTTATAACCCTTGCGAAAACTTTCCGAGTCATGAATTATTGCGTTAGTAGAACTTAGATTAGTTATGCTACCATTTGTGGAATAAATCTCCGAAGTAGTTACCCTGTGGGAATTTGATATTGACTCACTGGATATATAGCGAAGAGTTCCAGTTTCTCCGCTTACGCTAGATAATGTATTTATACGACTGCATGCCACTATATATATTACACTACATGAGTGTTATATATCTAATAAAATTAAAACTCTTGAAAATGAATATCAGAATCTTGAACAAGCAAGATGATAGTATGAATCCCTAAGGCGCTTTTAAGAATCTAAAAGTCGTCTTCTAACGAGCCGCTTTGTTGATACTCGCGAACTCTTCTTTCAAAGAAATTACCCATCGCCTGCACGTCAACAACCTCTCCGAGCCAAGGGAATGGGTTCTTGTCGCTAGGGAACCTGTAATCTAATCCTATAGCTTCTAGGCGTCTATTACCAATGTAATGCATATAGTCCACGAACATGTCTGCATTCAAGCCAAGTATTCCAGTGGGAAGAACATCTTTTGCGTAAGCAATTTCAAGGTCAACTGCTTTTTTAATGTGTTCAATAAATTCCTCTTGAATTTCTTTAGTCCAGATAGAGGGGTTTTGATCAATTAAAGTATTGATGAGATAAGTTCCAAATGCAATGTGAGAGCTTTCGTCCCTCAATGTATATTTAATCTGATCAGAAACACCCTGTAATTTATTTTGGCGACCAAGCGCAAGAAGCATAGCAAAGCCACTAAAGAAAAAAGTACCTTCGCATATAATCCAGTAGGTCAAGAAGTTTCTTAATATAGCCTGTTTACCCTCAATGCTAGTTGAGTTGAAGTCATTAGAACTAATATCGTCAGTAATCTGCATCAAGAAATCATCCTTAGCTTTAATGCTTGGAACATTTTGATAGGCCGCATAGACCTCGTCAATTTCTAAATCAAGACTATCGCATATGTATACAACAGTTAGGTTGTGAAGACTTTCTTCAAAAGCTTGACGCAATATATACTGGCGACACTCAGCGTCTGTAATATAACGAAAAGCGGACAAAAGCAAATTATTGCCAACCAAAGACTCACTTCCTGCAAAAAATCCAAGACATCGTTTAACAAGTAATTTTTCATCTTCTGTAATTTCATTGTTTTTCCATTGAGCTATATCGTTTTGCATAGATATTTCAGTGGGCATCCAGTTGTTTGCGCAACTTTTGAGGAATAAGTCCCATGCATATTTATGTTTATGGGGCAATATTCTGTTTACCCCGGCGATATTGTCTGTTAAAAGTTCTCCTGTTTTATCTTTCATGTATAGTATAACGAATGCGATTAATAATTAGATCACATAACTATACAACAAAAAATAAGAAAGGTCAAGTAAAAAAAATCAAGAACGATTCTTGAATCTTTTAATTAACGACGTTAAATAAGAATAAACTATCGGCCAAAAACAAATAACCATAACAATAGTTGACAGTATAGAGAAAACTGCAAAAGGAGTATCGTAGTCTATTGAATTATTTTTATTAAAAAATTTAATTGATTCATTTTTATCTATAACTTGGTCTTTATTTATATCAGCTTTATTGAAATCATTAATGCTTGGTATAACTTGTTGTATACTTGTCGAGTTATTAGTGTTTTTACTTTTTTTAAATGTAGAACAATTAAGCAAAAAGGGGATGATTAAAATTAATAGATATTTTTTCATTTATAAATTGTCTGATATTTTTTTGAGTCTAGTTATTATGTAGTTTAGGTTTAGTGCATTTATTCTATCTACAACTATATCTCCTTTTTTGGGATGGATTAATGCGCCAGACTCCAGCTCCCCCTCGTGGAGAACATAGGAGATAAAATCATGAGCGCCGTTATTCTTCAACCAATTCCAGTACATAGATCTTGTACCCATCTTGCAGGAAAGCAGTACGTTTTCAAAATGAAACACTTTACTATACATGGTCACGTCCCTGAAACAGGATATCTCACTGGGTGGTTCGGATAGAGTTGAATCTATGATTAAATTCATTAACTAGAGGATATGATCAATGCCAGAATCACAACTATTGCGCAAATTATCAATGGTATGTTTTTGCTTTTCTTGGGTTCTGGCTCTGGTTCTGGTTCTACAGGCTCTGGTTCTGGTTCTACAGGTTCTGGTTCTGGTTCTACAGGTTCTGGTTCTGGTTCTACAGGTTCTGGCTCTGGTTCTACAGGTTCTGGTTCTGGTTCTACAGGCTCTGGCTCTGGTTCTGGTTCGGGGTCAATTGGTTTTGGATTAACAAACCCATCCGAAAACTCTACATAGTAAGGGCCAATAGAGTTCATGATAGAAAACTTAAATAAGGAATCCTCCATAAAAAAGTAGCCAGAGTTTCCAAAAAATAAACCCCAACTGTTTTGGAATTCCCAGTAAAGCTTGTCGTTTATATACTTCCAACCAATGAGGCATACCGCATGGCCGCCTGCAACCTCTGATGCTAGGTATTTTTCTGTATCAACAATGCCGTCATAGCCAATGGAAAAAAAATAATCCCTGACTTTGAACGCATACCAAAGTGGACGGTCAATCACCATCCTTTTAATCTCTTCTGTTTCAGAGCAGGGTATAACGTGGTAGGAGCTAATCTTTTTGAGTCCAGCGTCTTCTTTTGCTCCTTCTTTGGGGTTGCTGGATTCGCTATCTATATATGGCCAAAAGCTTTCAAAGCAGCAACCTTCGTTTATTAATGCGTTAGCAGCACCCCTGATTGATGTTCCTGAGTAATCTTCACCGGCCCATGGGTCGTATTTTTTAGCGGTCTTGTATATCCACATAGGGCTTGGCTCTTCGTTCTTGAACGCACTAGCCGAACCAAGAACAACCCTTCCGCTGTGGCCCACGCATGAACCTATTGACCCTTGGTTAGCGACGCTTACGCATAGTGATCTTCTGGAGAATTCCTTGCTGTTGACGCTTTCGGATTTTAAATACTGAGAGACATGAACCCAATCTCTTTTATCTGCAGGATGCTCAGAAACATTTAATTTTTTTTCTGAAAATTTATTCTTTTTAACGTATTTAGATACTGGATTGTCTAGTAATAAGGACGCTATCGATTGTATTAGTTTTTTTCTCATGTATATAAATACACATTAAAGTGCAATTATATACCATCTAGAAGGCTAACTATGTTAGGATCTATTAAGTCTTGAAAATTTACTAGCTCGTTGATTTTGAACCAACCAAACTCAGTATGTTCTTGGCATAACTGTGGAACCACTATTTTATTGGACCTATGTATATGAAAGTAAAAATCACAATATTCATCTCTTATTACATCGATAAACTCAATAAATTTAAAGTCTACAAATATCTTTGACTCTTCCATTAATTCCCTTCCGGCGCACTCAATTGGAGTTTCTCCTTCATCTATTGATCCACCAAACACAGACCAGTAACCTCCGTAAGGATATGACTTTCCGGTAACGTAGCACTTTTCTGACCTCTTGGCTAATAGTACCGAATTTTTAAATAGTACAGCAACACCAGAGGCTCTTCTATTGACAGCTTTCACATTCTCCACCATTCTTCATCGCTTCAATACTGCAGGCGGTTTGAGAGCTAGAAGAATTTGAATCTTCGGAGGTCGACTTCTCTACCTTACTGGCGGCCCTATTCCTTAAATAGTACGTTGTCTTTAGTCCTGATTTCCAGCACTCCATGTAAATGTCATTTAAGTACTTCAAGGACGTTGAGTTGTTGTATAAATTAAAGCTAATTGCTTGGTCGAGCCATTTTTGCCTAGCTGCGTTGCATTCTATTAACTTGAACATATCCCTGTCAAAGGCAGTTTTGTATTTTTCCTTTATCCACTGTGGGATATCGCCATTAAGTAAAGAAAGATCTCCATCAACATCCTTGACTAGCTTTGCCACCTCGGGACTCCACAAGCCTTCGTCTTTCATATCATCAATAAAATGCTGGTTAGTAATAAAGAAGTTGCCGCTTTTATTTTCATAAACAAAGAGTACGGAAAAGTTGGGCTCAATGCTTTGCTCTACCCCGTTAATATAACCTATGGTTGCAGTTGGCGCAATAGCCATAACATTAGAGTTTCTCATACCGAATTCAGAAACATGTCGCCTTGAGATCTCCCACTCGTCTTTCTTGGTTTCACCATTACCAGATGGCGTTTGTCCCTTGTAGGACATTAGGTTATTGTAGGAATCAATTGGGAAAATATTTTGACTCCATAGCGAGCCTTCATAAGTTTCATAGGATCCTCTTTCCTTGGCCAGTATGGAGCTAGCGTATATGGATTGGCAAGAATAAAACTCAAACAATTCATCATTGAATTTAATAGATTCATCGCTATCAATATTAATATTTAATTTATGAAGCACGTCGTGTATCGCCATCATGCCTAGACCTATAGGGCGATTTTTCAGATTTGAGTTAGCAGCTTCCTTTGTTGGATAAAAGTTGATATCAATAACATTATCAAGCATTCTTACAGCTGTATGTATTGTTGATTTCAGTTTATCGTAATTAATAAAATAACCAGACTTGCCGTGCGTGGACTTCTCCTCCACATGGTTGAGTAGATTTATTGATCCTAAGTTACATACAGCAGTCTCTCCAATTTCAGTCTTCTCGCCGGATTTATATTTAGAGGCTTTAGTGTGGAGTGTTATTTCTGTGCATAGATTACTACTATGGACAACTCCTTCATGCTGATTGGTGTATCTTATATTGCACGGATCCTTGAAGGTACACCAAGGATGTGATGTCTCAAATAATACCTTGAGCATTTTTTTCCACAACTCTTTTGCTGGGGTTTTTCTGAAGTTTTTAACATTTCCTTCTTCTGCTGATTGGCACATTGCGTTATACTTATTGTCAAAGTCTTCGCCAAAGGAATCGTGCAGACTTACTTCACTATCAATGAGCTTTTCGTTTGGGTCAAAGAAATACCAATCTTCATTAGATTCAACTTTCCTCATAAAGATATCTGGAATCCATGAAGCAGTATTCATATCGTGACACCTAAGTCTATCGTCGCCAGTATTTCTTCTTAAGTTTAAGAAGTCCTCAAAGTCTAAATGCCAAGGTTCTAGGTATGCGCAACCTGCACCTGGGCGCTTTCCGCCTTGGTTTACGGCGACCAGCAAGTCGTTGTAAATTTTCAACCATGGAATTAAACCTCCAGAAGTTCCATTTGTTCCCTTGATGTGGGAGCCTGAAGACCTAAATGGAGTTACATCAAAACCTAAACCACCAGCAAACTTGGATTTTCTAGCTTCTTGCCAGGCCCCATCAAATATACCATCAATACTATCGTCAAAAGTATTAAGGTAACAAGAGCTAAGCTGTGAGTGTGTTGTACCGCTGTTGAATAGTGTGGGAGTAGAGGCTGTATATAAAAATTGACTGAACAGATTGTAGAACTCTATTGCTTTTTCGTTTTTATCTTCTTCGTTGATGGCTAGACCCATTGCAACTCTCATCCAGAAAGCTTGAGGAGTTTCCATTATTTTCTTTTCACTTCTTATGAAGTAACGATCAAATAGTATCTGGATTCCTAAGTATTTAAACTTCTTGTCTCTGTCTATCTTTAGCGCCTCTGAGAGTTTAGCAAAATCAAATCCAAGTAATCTCTCGTCTAGCATTTCCTGCTTTACTAATTTTTTAATGTTCTGTATAAAGCTTTTTCTATACTGTGACTCAAAAGCTTCTGAGTCAACCCCTTCTTTAAATACTTCTTTGTATAGGCAGTTCAAGAGTAACCCTGCAGCAGCGTAAGAATAGTTTGGCTCTTTTTCTATTTTTTCTCTAGCAGATAAAACCAAAGCTTTGTCTATTTCGATAGTAGTTATTTTATCGAATAATTGCAACTGTGCATCTAATACTATCTCGCTTGGAGAAACGTTGTCTATGTCACTGCACGCTCTTAATGCGCTGGCGTTTATTTTATCTACTTCGAATTCTTCTAGGCGGCCATTTCTTTTCTTAACTTTAATATTCATGAAATTGTTTTTACACTAAGGGGTTGTGTTGTTTTATAAAAAATGTAAGTTTTGTTAAAGTAAGCATACTAACATAAAAAAACGTGTAGATCAAGTAAAAACGAAAATAATTTATTAACAATAAAAAAACCAAGGATGAATAGTTGAATCTTGAATAAACAAGATGACAAAGAGAATCCCTAGTTCGCTTGTTGCTAAATTTATGAATCGCTATCGTTTACGGCGGAGGTTGAATTTCCCCAATCTAAGTCTTTCCTTACGTCTAGATTGACTGACCATGCTGATTTTAAAAGTTTCGCATCTAACCCATTTTTCTCAAAGGTGGATATTAATGCATTAATGTCTTTTGGAAAGCATGTGCCACCAAAACCTTTGTCTCCGTCGTGACCGGGAACTTGATAGTGGGATTCACCTATTCTTTTGTCACCAATGACTCCATCAATAATAGAGTCCCAATCTAATCCAAGTTTATTAATTAGGAGGTGTATCTCATTAAAAAAACTAACCTTAGTAGCAAAGAAACAGTTGGCGATATACTTTACGGATTCAGACTCAACGCTTTTCATTATAAGACATGGAACATTAGGAAAATTGTATTTGAATAAGCTAGCAGCTTCCTGTGCGACGTGCTGGTATTTGGTGTAGCCTATTATATGCCTATCCGCATTAATGAAATCTTCTTTTGCGAATTTAGCGGTAAGAAATTCTGGGGAATGGATGATGTGTAATTCCGGATGCGCTTCCTGCAGGTTGTCAGTTGTCCCAATTGGAACCGTTGATTTTATTATAAAGGTGGCGTTCGAACCAATAGATTTAATTTCGCTAAAGCAGGATTCTATAATTGATAGATTGCAATCATCTCCCATAATATCCCTCATTGGTGTTGGTACGCATATGAAAACAAAATCCTGAAGTATTACATCTCTAAGTGGGTGGGTCGATAAGTCTGAATTTTTATCATATACCTTTACTTCCTCGGACGAAAATCCGTTGGCAACTGCGGAACCAACGAATCCATTTCCTATAACCCCGATTTTAATTTGGTCTGTTCTTTTCAATCCAATCTTCTATTTTGCGGGATGGATTCCATCCAAGCATAGTTTTAGCCTTAGTGTTGTCCGCAAGAGTTTCTCTTGACTCTCCTGGTCTTGCCGGGATATGAACGTGCTCACCTCCAGTTAATTTAACCAAGTCTAAGACTGAATGATTTGTGCCAGTTCCGAGGTTGAAAAGCTCTCCCACGATTTTCTTGTCATGCGATTCTCCAGCCAGAAACATCGCCTCGACTATGTCTTTGACATGAGTGTAGTCTCTAGTTTGAAGGCCATCTCCGACAACAGTCATTGCTTCGCCCGATTCTTTTTGCCTGAAGAATAGGCCGACAACTGGCGCGTAATCTCCAGCTAAAGGCTGGCGCTCGCCGTAGACGTTAAAGAATCTAAATAGAACAGTTTCTAGGTTAAAAAGTTTTGTATACATTTTGCAAAGCTCTTCGCAGTTAGACTTGCTTACAGAATATGGGTTCAAGCAATCATTTGGCATATCCTCTCTTAGGGGAATTGGGTTTTTGAGCCCATAGCAAGAGGATGTTCCTGCGAACATTACTTTCTTGCAGTCATTTAGTCGTGCGGCCTGAAGAACGTTGCAGGTTCCTAGCGAGTTATTCTTGATGGCATCAGCCGGATCCTGTACGCAAATTTGTATCCTGGACCTAGCAGCTAGATGAAAAACCAAGTCAACACCCTTGAAGAGTGGATTAAGTTTTTCAAAATCACAGATATCTACTTTGTGGTTTTCGCAATCATCTCTCCATGTGAAATTAGAATTTGCTGTGGAGGATTCATCATCAACTACGATAACATCGTGTCCGGCTTTAAGTAATCTTTCAACGAGATGGCTGCCAATAAATCCGGCGCCACCTGTAACTAAACATTTTTTCTTTGACATAATTATGTTTTACACTTAATCGCAGTCAATGTTTAAATTTTCTAGATACCATTTGTACGTTTTAACTATTCCATCCTTTAGTGCGACTTTTGGCGAGAATCCTTTTGATTTAATTCTTGTGTTGTCCATTTTTTTTCTAAAAGTTCCGTCCGGCTTAGAGCTGTCAAATACTATTTCTCCATCATAGCCGATTGCGTCTTTGATTAAATGCACTAATTCTAATATCGTAACCTCTTGTTCTGATCCACAATTTATATGGGAAACGCCATCGCTATATATGTCCTCTGCGTTTATGTTCTCCATGCAATGGATAACGCCATCAGCCAAATCTTCGACATATAAAAATTCACGTAGGGGCTTGCCAGATCCCCATACTTCTATTGATTTATCGCCTTTTTCTTTTGCGCAATGTATTTTGTTTATTAAAGCAGGCAGGACGTGCGAACTCTTTAGATCAAAATTATCCCTAGGGCCGTATAGATTGCACGGCATTACCGAGTAAAAGTTGCAACCATATTGATCGTAGAAGCTTTCGCACATTTTGAGCGCCGCTATTTTAGCTATAGCATAGGGCTCATTGGTATGTTCGAGTGGCCCGGTTAACAAGTATTCTTCTTTAATTGGTATGTCTGCATGCTTTGGATATATGCATGAAGAACCTAAGTTGATTAACTTCTTGACTCCAAACTTTTGCGCAGCCTTTATTATTGTTGATGAAATTTGTAAATTATCATAAAGGAAGTCTGCTCTGTATGTATTGTTGGCCAGAATTCCGCCAACCTTAGCTGCGCAAAGAATTACTGTGTCAATTTTTTCATCCCTAAAGAAGTCCAAAACCTTATGTTTATTCATTAGGTTCATCTCTTGCCTGGTTCTTGTTACAATATTGGAATAGTTTGAGCGTTCAAGCTTGCCAAGTATAGAAGAACCGACCATTCCGCGATGGCCAGCTATGAATATTTTTTCTTGCTTCACTTAGACAATAACGAATAATCGTTATGGTACATCTTAGAGACAAGCCCAAAGAAGTCTACCTTCCTGACCCAGCCAAGTTCCTTTTCGGCAAGAGAGCAGTCTCCGCAAAGCTTGTGGACTTCGGCTGGCCTGTAGTATTTGGGACTAACCTCAAAGAATAACTTGCCTTTTTTTGTGTAAAATTTTTCATTATCATCTTGACCCTCGGAGTAGAAATCTATTTCCGCAAACTCTAAAGTCTTGGTTAGGAATTCTCTTACAGTGTGCATTTCCCCGCTACCCAATACGTAATTCTTAGGCTTGTCTTGGTTGAGCATGATCCACACTCCAGACATAAAATCTTCAGCATCACTCCAGTCTCTCTTGGCGTCAAGGTTACCTAGTTGAAGAATGGGTATATCTTTTCCATTTTCTAGAGCAATTTTAATTTTTGCTATACTGTGGCTGATTTTTCTGGTTACAAAGTCAAGGCCTCGACGAGTGCCTTCATGATTAAATAGCCAACCCTGTACTGCGTATAAATTGTAAGACTCCCTGTAGACCCTGACGATGTGCCTGGCCGCGCACTTGGCGGCACCATAGGGAGATTGTGGTCTTAGTGGGTGATTCTCATCCTGAGGAACACACACTACATCTCCGAATTCTTCAGATGATCCAGCATTATAAAATCTACATTCCGGAGAAAATCTTCTTATGGATTCCATGATATGCAGAACCGCATCAGCATCAGTATCCCATGTCTGGATTGGGTAATCCCAGCTTCCAGCCACGAAAGATTGAGCTGCAAAATTAATAAAATAGTCTGGCTTAATGTCTAGTATTACGTCCCGAATGCTGTGCGCATCATTGAGATCCATATTTATTAGCTCGAATCTAGGATTGCCTTCTAGGTGCAAAATGTTCTCATGGTTTTTAACACTCAGCCTGCGCACCGAGCCATAAATTTTATGATCAGTATTCTTTAATAAATAGTCAGCCATGTGGCTCCCGTCTTGGCCGGTAACTCCTGTTATAATTATTTTTTTCATTCAGTATATGATAAATTTGTATAGCTATTAATCAATGATGATTTTTATTCATTTCTTTTTTAAGACCGCTAACATTTGCCCTTTATCTATTGTCTTTATTATTTCGTATTTTTCAAGTATTGTTTTGTACCAGCGTCTCGAGGGGTGCCAGTCGTGAAAAAATAATATCGCATCTTCATCCAAGAGATCAAAGATGTATCTTGCGCATTGAGGCCTTGCCCTTCCGTCTATTAAGACTTTTGTTATTTTCCTGTTAATTAATGACGCAGTTTCTATGTACTTTTTGTATGCAAAATACGTTTTGGTAGTATATAGTTGATTCCATTTTGTCATCTCCCTTTGTTCTTGGTCTTCGGGTCTTGTTGTCGGTATGGTATAAATTTTAGCGTTTTTTGGTATGTTTTTTTTAACCGAATCAGCCCAGAGTTGGTCGGACTCTATGCTGTAATATCTATCTACATAATTGGGGAGAAATAAAGTGCTTCCTCCACATCCGTATTCTAGCATAATATCGTTTTTATTGATAAAACTAAGGATAAGATTTGTTTCTTCCTCGGACATCCACGGTTTGTTTTGAATATTCATTAATTATAGAAAGTGTTTCTTTTTCTTTAAAATTACCTCTCCATTACGATTTTGGCTCGAATACAAAGTATCCCAAACGCCAGAGTTCTCTGCTTCGGAAATTATAGACCGTGTTTTAGAGGTGTTGGTGTCGTCTAGGACTAATACTTTTACGGTATTTTTAAATAAATCCCATTCTAGTTGAGTGGAAAAGTGCCCACCGTCTAGGCATAAAACATCAATGTTTTTAGTTATAGATATAGTTGGACAAAGTTTGATGTCGGCATTGTAGTCATATGTATCTTTAGTGAATCCCGCGTCCGTTACAAAAGATTCGTCTAAATCTTTATATGGAATAAGGGAGCCATACTTTAAGTCAAATTTATTGGGATTTAATTCATGAACCTCTATAAATTTCTCCCAATACCGTTTTGTTATGTTGTAGAATTGTAAATTAGACTCTAGGGATATGAGTTTGGATTCGTCTTCACGTAAAAAAATGGAATCAAGGAAGCATTTTGTAGTTCCTAGGCCGCACCAGGTGCCTATTTCTAGATATGTTTTATATTCAGGATTTCTAGCGATATCCATTATCCGCTGACCTAGCTCCGTGTTTGATTTAACCTGTCCGCAAGCGAAGTTGGGCCTTCCGGGTATTTGGCTGGGGATTACCGAAAACGGCAAAATGGATGGGTCACCGTCAAGGTGGCTCATTGAAGTTTCTAAGCTATTCATTAATTATAGATAGTGTTTTATGAAAAGATCCTTCTATCGAGCAATTTCTTTCAAACCAATCTATGCAATTATTAGACATGTGCCCCCATTGTTTCTTTGTTATAGATTTAATTTTCTCAAGAGATATTTGCAAGTTCTTGCCGCAAACATAATGAACGTTTTCAATTAAAGGTTCTGGATAATCAGTGCACACTCCTTCGGTAAAAATAGGAACCGTCCCCATTCCGATTAATTCTATATCTCTAAGGCATTTTGGCCCGACCCCTCTTAAGCATAATCCATATTTCATACGAGAAAGAGATTTAAGGTAATCTATATGATCTACTTTTCTGGTTTCATAATGGAATAAATCGCAATGTTTTGACCACTCAAAAGAAAGTTTGTGTCTTTCGTGATTGGTGGGCGTACCAATAAAGCCTATATTTATCATTCTAGATTCATAACTTAAGCGCAATTCGTTCTTTAATGCTTCATAAGTTTTTGATCGCCAAGGCCAAAAGATCCACTTTTTATTTCCAGCCCCATTCTTGAATGTATTTGAAAAAAGACACATATTGTAATCATGCTTTAATCTATCTAGGAGGGGAAAATCATATAATAATACGCCTCCTTGTTGTTCTACCCAGCACTTTGCCTCTGGAGAATCTGGATCTGATTGGAATCCAGGAGACCTATGGGTTGGCCCATTTTCAATATCGCAAAAACCTTTTTCCGACCATGCGTCAAGTAATTCCCTGAATGATGATCCATCGTGGCCGCCTATTAGTGGTTTTATTATCTTCATTTTAGGGGGATGTTATTTTTCAGCCATAGCTATGAAGGAATTGTTTAAATCTACATTGGATACAAAAATATTAGAATAACCTTTATCTTTTAGATAGTCATGAATTATATCTCTGGAGAAAATATGTATATGTTTTCTGTTGTTCCATGGCCTCCAATAGGTTTGACTATAATCAGGTAAGTATAGAAATAAAGTGCCGGAACTTTCGATAAAATCATACCAATAATCTAGTGTATCCACCCAGTGGGGGACGTGCTCAAGGCAGTGACTGGAGAAAATATAATCAACCTTTTCGTTGCTAGGTAAATTATTTGCATCCCATGGATCATCAAAAGAAATATCTATTGGTTTTGCTCCAGGGTAGCTCCATTCTTTTTTCATGCATCCCACATCGTACCCATTACCCTTGCATACATGCTTTGCAAAAGGAATGCAGAATTGGGATGCGTGACCTCTACTTTGAAATAGTGGATAGGATTTATCTTTAAAATAAATTGTTTTAATCATAATATGTGATGTTACATCATGATTCAATAATATTCCATCTCTGACCACATTCTTTTGAGAAATTAAAGAATGGATTCCTGTGGTTATAGAAATAATTCTTAGATTTAATATTTAGCTGTTTTATTAATTGAAAGATTGAACTGTCTATGGTGTGTATTTCTTCAGCTTTTTCAAGTACACCAATCCAGTCAAAAATACTATCTGTAATTGGTGATAGGAAGATTTTATGTAAAGAGCTTATGGAATTTATTTCAATTTTTCCGCCGCTATATGAGTTGTTGTGAAATGAAAACTTATCGGTAAGCTCTAGCTTTTTTTCTAATAAATTTTCTCTCTCATAATCTCTTTCGATAAAGAAATGTGAAAATCGATACGAATAATCTATATTCATTTGCTCGTAAAAAGATTCCTCCCAATTGGGTAGCTTGCAATTCTCAAAACCAATTCTGATGAACTTGTTATTTTTATACATTTTTTCGCAATCGGAATCCGAGTTTACGGGACAAAGTTCTACATCAATATCTCTATATAGTTGCTTTACGCTGGATAAATTATGATGTAGAACTGCGAGTTTTATTTTTTTATATTTTTTATGAAGTTTTCTAACTATTGCATTGCAAACAATATGATCCCCGAGACCGAGATGGTGATGGATGAGAACGCTTTTTGTGTTTAATTCCATTTTTCTATTGGGCCAGGTTTGTTGTCATGTGTTATGCGTTCACCTATAAATGACCCGTGTTTGAAAGGTTTATGATTTGGGAATTTTTTTTCATTATGCCTAGCCCTGCCATCATGCTCGAGGAAGTTTTTGCTATGCTTTTGATATAAAGAATGCAGTGATATTTGGTCGTTGTGGTATTCATCGCCTTTTCGGAAGTCAATCAAGCGTTCGTATAGCTCATTTAAGCCTGCGTTACCCGACCTCTTGCACCCCCACATTCCAGCCATGACCGCCCAATCATTATGAAATCGATGATCTCTAATACAGTGAAATTGCATATCACTTTCTTCCCACTCAATTACAGCCTGGTATTCTTTATCAGAAACCCTTGAGTCGCAATCGCGGCTCACAAAAATAGATACACCGTCATGTGTCATTGGTTTAAATCGAGCAAAAGTCATAGAGTAATCTGGATTGTCTTCTGTTGGTATTATCTTCCCTCCCTCTGTTTGAATTTTTTCTTGAATTTTATCGCTCACAAGTGGATGAGTATAGAACCAGCTTTCCCATCCGATGTATAATTCACTACCAATGCTTTTTGCATTCTCAATAGCCCCATATGTATAATGATCGTTATTACCCCAAAGGGAAAATGATACTACTTTTTTCATTTTTTGTATTTTAATTGTATTTCTTTATCGTGGGTTTCGGATTCTTTTAGTTTTGATTGAGAAACTGAATCAGGGCGGTATAGAAAATCACCAATAATGTCTTGAGTTCTTTTAAATTTCATGCCCATCGAAAACATTCTCAACCACATGTCATAGTCGGCAGATGAGAAATATTTTTTATCAAATTCCCCGGCATTAACTAATGATTGTTTCTTGACTAGGGGAAATGGTCCGCAAGGATTAATAGAAAACATTAACTTCTCTTCTGATTCAGACAGTAAGGAGTTGGTTAAATTTCTCCAGTACTCACCTATTGGCAGATTGGGTCCGCCAATTTCAGACACGAAGTTATGCACTCCGTAAAATAAATCTACTTCTGGATGCCCCTCGATGTAATTATGGTAAGTTGAGAGTGTGTGAAAGTTGAGCCTATCATCTGTATTAAAATTAACTAAATATGGAGTGTTGGATTTAGCTACCGCAAGATTCCACGCTTCATAAATAGATAAAAATCCAGGCTCAAAAATAGAAACATTAATATGTCCATTAAATTTGAATTGTTTAATTTCTTCAAGGGAACCATCCGTAGAACCTGCGTCTATGAAAAATAAATCAAATGGCTCAGAGATCTGAGAGTTTATATTGTCCAAATAGCCTTTGATCCACTTGATCGAATCATAGGTCGAGCAGTAAACTGTAATTTTACTTGTGGATAAAGTAGACATCCTCCCTTTCGCTTTGGTAACCTTTGAACTGACTACACACAGGCTCGCCCATTATAAATTCACAAGGTTGAAGTTTGGACCTTAATAAGTATTGTAGTATCCACATGTCTGAATTGAAATCTGGCTGCCCCATGGACTCTCTTACTTCAACGAAAGTTTTATAAAATTTCACCATTTTGTCAAATGATCCGCCCACAACGCCCATGTTAATCAAATCCCATAACCCGTAATTTATATCAAAGTTAAAGCCATCATCCCAGTTAAAGTGATCATGTATTTTCTTATACGGAAACTGGTTTAATGCTATTGAGTCCTTACAGGCAAAATAATCTATCGAATCGTTCTGATCAATGAGACTTACCGGATCCATAACAACCTTAACATCTGATGCGTCAGTATGAAATACCACATTGGGCTTCTCGATCAAGCTCTCAAGGTAATTACTGAAGCAAAAAAATCTGTAATCATTGTTTGAATATTCAGTTGGTGATACTTTCTCAAAAGACACATAATCATTCGAGTATTCTCTAATTAAGTCATCTTCTAGGTTGTCGTGAAAAACTACAGATTTTATCTTATTCCTAACCACAGAATCATACCATTCTTTTATGTAATTAATGTCAGATTTAGCAACCATTCCATCCGGCCCCCTACCCACTACTGCACTATCACCTGGATTGTTCGGGTGCGGCTTTACCGAAAAATAGGAGGTTAATATTAGGGTGCTATGTTTTTTCCTTGACATTATTTAAATTTATGTTATAATGCTTCAAGAGCTTTAGCTATTGAAGCTATTCTCACGTTAATCTTATTTGTCTCACGTTAGTCTAATCAATTAGTAATTCCTACGAAGACCTCATATCTTACGAAGACCAAACGCGCGAGATTTTTTTCTTTATTTTTGCTTGACATTACTATGATTATATGTTAGTCTATCATTTATTCTAAATAAAAAATGGAAATAAACTCCTTATCCGATAATGAGCTGGTCTGTAATTTGCAGGTTGGTGTAGAGCCCGAACAAAGCTTGGGTGAATTGGTCCAACGTCATAGTGGTATATTCATAACAATGGTGAATAATTACTCCCCTACTAGCACCTCAGGTATAGTGTCCGATAGAGTTGACCTACTGAAAGATAGGAATTACTACATATATAAAGCGGCGCTAAAATATGATGATTCCAGGAATACTAAATTCTCAACCCATCTGGGCAATGAGACAAGGTGGTTGTGCTTAAACCTATATAATAAAAATAAGAACTCCAAAGAAGTTCACATGGATTATGCCGACATTGGTAAAAGGTCAGAGACTCAACCTGAGGATAAGAAAGTAGACTTAGAAGTTTTAAGTAAGATCATGAATTTAATAAATAAAGATCCTGACACCAGGGTTTCAAAAATATTCAGAATGAGATACATAGAAGGGCAGAGAAACAACGTAATGCCGTGGAATAAAATATGCAAGCCGCTAAAGCTTAGCATACAAGGATGTATAAATATCCACGACAAAGCAATCACTAAAATAAAAAGAGAACTAAAAAACGAATTATGATAAATAAATTTATAGGAATAGGTCACCTAACAAAAGACCCAGAGACTAAATCATTCGAGAGCAGTAACACTAAGTGCTCATTTTCACTAGCAATAAACAGCTCCAAAGACGAAGTGCTATTTATGGATACTGAATGCTGGAATAAAACCGCAGATAACTGCAAGAAGTTCCTATCAAAAGGATCTTGTGTTTATGTTGAGGGCAAAATAAAAGTTAGCAAATGGGAGGACAAGAACGGAAACTCAAGACAGAAGTTTTACCTCGGCGCAGACTTAGTCAGGTTCCTACCAAGCGCAAAAAAAGAATCAACGAACGTTGTTGTTGAAAATCCACAACCAAGTCCTACTATACAATCAATAGTAGAAGAAGAAGAAATGCCATTTTAAATATGAATAAGATAAATTTCAGCGCACCAATAAACTCATTAAGTTTTGGCAATGTTTCTGTAAACATGCTAAGATCACTCCACAAAAAAGACGTAGAAGTCTCATTCTTTCCAATAGGTAAGTCTCTAGATTTTACAGCTTACGATAAAATTGACATTGAATTAAAATCCTGGATAGAAAAATCATCCAATGAAAGATTCTCCACGCTCTGCCCAGATTCTCCATCCTTGAAAATGTGGCACATAAATGGATCCGAATCTGGCATAGGTAATAATCAGTTTCTTTATACTTTCTACGAGTGCGACTCCCCAACTATTGTGGAGAAAAACATTTGCGGGGTTCAGGAAAAATGTATCTTCAGTAGTTCTAGCGCAATGAATAGCTTCAAGGAATCAGGACTAAACAATACAGAGTACATACCGATAGGATTTGATACCGATTTTTCCGAAACCAATAAAGTTTATTTAAAGGATAGAGTTAATTTTGGTCTAGTTGGGAAGTTTGAAAAAAGAAAACATACAGCAAAAATTATCAATCTTTGGGCAGATAGATACGGAAACAATAATGAATACCAATTAACTTGCTGCATAACTAATCCATTCTTCAAGCCGGAGCAAATGAATATTGCTATAAGTCAAGCACTAGGAGGTAAGAGATACACAAACATAAACTTCTTACCATACCTTAAGACTAATTCGGAAATGAATGAGCTTTACAACTCTATTGACATTAACCTAAGTGGTTTAAGCGGAGCAGAAGGATGGAACCTGCCTGCATTTAATTCTACCTGCCTGGGAAAATGGAGCGTTGTATTGAATGCCACATCTCACAAAGATTGGGCCACAAAAGATAACTCAATATTAGTTGAACCAGAGGGTAAAGAAGAAATTTATGACGGAGCTTTCTTCCAAAAAGGTCAACCATTCAACCAAGGCAACCTAAATACATTCTCAGACCAATCGTTCTACAAAGCGCTAGATAAAGCTATAGATAAATATGGAAAAAGAAACGAAAAAGGTGTTGAAATAAAAGAAGTATTTACTTACGATAATACAGTTGAAAAAATCCTAAACTTAATAAATAAATGAACATCAAAAAACAAGATGGTGGAGTCCTTCTTTGCTGCGGTAAAGGAAGATGCCCAGTGCTTAAAAAATCTAAAGAAAAAACAGATCACTACACCCTCACCGATGATTTCGGCGGGGAAGTATCCTTGACTCAAGAGCAACTTCTAGTTATTAAAGAAGCGCTAGAGTCGCTAAATGGCAATTGAATTAATCTCCTGTGTCGGCTTAATGTGGATCCTCAGGTATGGGTCCATATTAAGTCGTCCGAGGAATTTTATTTTTAAATATTCTAATTTATTAAAGGAATTATTTAATTGTAGTTTATGTTTAGGTTTTTGGTGTGGTTTATTGATTGGTTTATTAATGTATTATTTTAAAGAAAGTAATATTTTATATTTGTTATTTCCTTTATGTTCTAGTGCTTGTTGTTGGTTATTTGATTCTCTATTGGATTTAATACAATTAAGCTGTAATAAGTTAGATAAAAAATAGTTGACAATATAGTATATATCTGGTATAATCTAACACTATGCCAATGTATATCTTTCAAAACCCTGAGACCGAAGAGGAAACAGAAGTGTTCTTCCACATGAATGATGAGAAGAAGTATGTAGATGAGAAAGGATTGGAATGGAAAAGAATCTTTACGTCATCCCAATTAAACACAGAAGGTTCTATTGACCCCTGGGATAATGCTAGCTTTGTAAACTCTACTGCAAACATGAAGGGTAGTGTTGGTGACATGATGGATAAGAGCGCCGAACTTTCATCTATGCGCGCCGAAAAGAATGATGGCGTAGATCCACTAAAGAAAAAATACTTTGAAAACTACTCTAAGGAAAGAGGAGGAACAAAACATCATATGGAAAAAACTAAAACATATGAAAGTAAAAACGTTAAAATAGACTTCGATTAATTATGAGCTTACAATTATACAAACCAAATAAATACAACTCTGGATTCGGTTTCAGTTTCTCAATGGGTCACGACAAGAATAGCGGCGAACCTATTTTGTTCGTTTCAGCTATAATGCAGCACAGCTGGGACGAGAAAGCTAGGCGAGGAACCTTCATCAAGAACAAGGAAGACCCAGAGAAAAACATTACCCTGAAATTCAACGAGTTTGAGTGTGGCTCAATAATCAACGCAGTAAAGAATAGATTTGCATACGACACCTTCCATCAATTCGAAGGTAAAAAAACTACTATAAAATTTACTCCGTGGGATAAAGAATCTAAAGTTTCTAAGTTTGACGCAAAAACAAAAAGCTACAAAGAGGAGATTCAAATACTGCCAAACTTCGGGTTGACAATTATTAAAAACGGAAGTAGTACATTTAAATGTTCACTAGAAGCTGGAGAGGCGGAATGCTTATCTAGATTCCTAGAAACTATTCTAACTAGAATATACAACTTTCGTATAGAGAAAAATATTGAGTCATTTTCTAAATCTAAATACTCTAAAACCGAAGAAGACTGCCCGATTTAATGAAGAAGATATTATTTCATAGTAATCACAGTAAAGCTTTTACTGGCTTCGGTAAGAATTGTAAAAATGTATTACGTCACCTACACTCTACAGGAAAATACGAAATAATAGAAGCGTGCAATGGTATGACTAAACTCCACCCAGCTCTATCAAAGCTACCATGGAAATGCGTAGGAACCCTACCTGACGACCAAGAAAAACTCAAACAATTAAATAAGGATCCTAATATGGCTAGAGCTGCAGGTTACGGCGCAGAAACCATAGATGACTTAATTAAAGAATTTAAGCCTGATGTATATATAGGTGCAGAAGACATATGGGGCTTTAACGGATATTGGAAAAGAAACTGGTGGAATAAGACCAATTGCATGATATGGACAACGTTAGATTCGGAGCCAATTTTGCCATTAGCCATAGAGGCTGCGCCATTCATTAAAAATTTTTATGTATGGGCAAGCTTTGCAGAAAGAGAACTTAAAAAACTAGGCCACAACCAAGTAAAGACCTTAAGGGGAGCTGTTGAAACAAAGAGCTTCTTCAAGATTCCAGAAGAAAGTAAGTCAGCATTAAGGAAGAAGTTTTTGATTGACACCAACTGTTTTTTAATTGGCTTTGTTTTTAGAAACCAACTAAGGAAAAGTGTACCGAACTTACTGGAGGGTTTCTTTGACTTCATTAAACAAAACCCAGAATCTAACGCTAAATTATTACTCCACACCCATTGGGGAGAAGGATGGGATATCACAAGATTAATAAAAGAGAAAGGAATTGAAAACTCCAGAGTTCTTACTACTTACTACTGTGCGTCTTGTAGGCAATATGAAATTAAACCATTTCAAGGTCAAAAATTAGATTGCAAATTTTGCGGTTCAAAAAAAACCCAGAGCACCACAAACGTACAATCAGGCGTTTCAGAAAAACAACTTAACGAAATATACAACCTCATGGATGTATATTGTCACCCGTTTACTTCGGGAGGCCAAGAAATACCAATACAAGAAGCCAAACTTACCGAGCTCGTAACACTTGTCACAAACTATAGCTGCGGAGAAGACACCTCAAGTGCAGAATGCGGATCCTTCCCGTTGGATTGGGCTGAATACAGGGAGCCTGGAACTCAATTCATAAAAGCTAGCACGTACCCATCAAGCATATCAAAACAATTAACTAAGGTCTTCAAAATGAAGCGCGCTAAGAGAGATAAAATGGGCAAGATTGGCCGCAAGTTTGTTGAAGATAATTTCTCGTGCGGCGTCATTGGATCACAGCTAGAAGGCATAATAGATTCAATGCCAGACAATAATTGGGATTTTAATTTTTTAGAAAAATTAAGGAACTCAAAATATAGTCCTCCTGAAATTGAGTCTGACTCTGAGTGGTTGGTTGATATATATAAAAACATATTAAACGTAGATGTCGATCCAAATACTGATGATGGTCATAAATACTGGATACAGGAAATGTCCAAAGGTAAAAGCAGGGAGGGGATAATTGAATATTTCAAAGATGTGGCAAATAAAGAAAACTCCACCATCGGTAAATCCTTAGATTTCAAGGACTTACTTGACGACGAAGGTCCTGAAAATAGACTCGCCATCGTTATCCCAAGAAATGAGTCTGATGTTCTGATGATTAATGGACTATTAGGCGAAGTTAAAAACCTTTATCCTGACCATAATATTTACATAATAACTAAACCTGAATTCTTTGATTGTATTGAGGACAACAGCAACGTACATAAAGTCATAGCGTACAAAGAGGAGCTTGATAATTTATTATTCCTAGAAGGCTGCGGTGACCATAAGGGATATTTTGATTTAGCTTTTCTCCCACATATTGGCACCCAGAAAATATTCAACTTTCAGCACAACGGAAAAGATAAAAACCAATTCGAATTAAAAAGCAAATTATGAGTCACTTAATTGAAGAGTACGCAAAATGCCTAGGAGTCAAAATAGGGCGCCCACAAATTTCTGATCATTTTTATCCAATTACTTCCGATAAATACATAACCCTACAAACGTCTAAAGGCATACAATCAAGAAATTATTCTCACTGGGAAACCGTGGTTTCCATGATTAAAAAAAACGCCAAAGGTTATGATGTAATACAAGTTGGCTCAAAAGAAGATTACCAATGTAAGGGTGTAGATCATGATCTTAGAGGATCTACATCTTTTAAGAATATCGTTTATATATTAAAAGGCTCTTCTCTGCACATTTGTGTTGACAGCTTTTCCTTACACCTGTCTTCATGCTTAGATATTCCATCTATATCAATATTTTCAGATATGCTTCCTGAGCAGTCTGGCCCAGTATGGAATAGGGAGTCTAAGCACTTTTGCTTATCTCCTGATTTGGAAGGCTCAAAACCTAGCTACTCAGGTATGGATAAAAATAAATCAATTGATAAAATAAATCCTGAGGAAATATTCTTCAAAGCTTTAAACTTTATAGATGTTAGCAACAACCTAGATGGTTATAAAACCTTAAACATAGGTCAGTACTATAATAATAGCATATTAGAAGTTATACCCGACCACCATTGTCCATTAGGCTTTTCGCCAACATCCATAATTAATCTTCGGTGTGACTATACGGACGATGACTCATTTATTCACGAATGGTTTAATTTCAAGATCAACCTAATGACCTCCAGGAAGATTGACTTAAATTTAATCTACAGGCATAGATCTAATATTGCAGGAATTACATTATTTATGGAAGATTTAAATTTTGACGAAGATTACCTTTGTAGCCTAGATTCCATGAACATTAAATACTCATTAGTTTGCAGGGAGCGCGAGAATATATCCGAATTAAGATTTAATTTTTTTGATAGAACCATAGAAGAATATATAAAAAAGAAAAATAAAGACCTTGACTTTTGTTCTGCATTATGTGATAATACTTTCTATCACAGCAACAAGTTATTAATATCTAATGGTAAAGAATACTCAAGTAAGGCTTCATGGAAAGCTGGTATTGAAAGAGAAATCGAAGACCAAAATATTATTGATAATGATGATTTCTGGGAAGAAGTAAATCACCTAAATATTTATAACCATGACAAAATCAAAAAAAAGTGAAACAACAACTGAAAACTCCTCAACCGTCTCAGACTCTAAAATAGATAACTCTATCGGTCCATCCTTATTCAACAGGGATGAGAGCGGTTTGCTTAAAAATATTCAATATGTCTTTAATGAAGACGGCTCTGTGAACTGGAGAGCGATGATAAAAGAAGAGCATTTGTTCCCAAATAAGCTTTGGTTTCAGGCTCGAAACAAAGATATGCCAAGATCTATAGATGGGCTAAAAGATAACCAGCTACTGATCAAGCTCAGCGGAATCAAAGAGCTGGCCAGGCTTAGGGGTTTTTCAAGCATTTCTTACTCTATGGATAAGTGCGAAGACCACCACGTTGCAGTTACTTGTAGTACGGTCTTTATCCCCAACTATGAAACAGGAAATGAGCCAGTCTCATTTCAGGATATGGCAAATGCAAGCACAAAAAACACAAGCAGTTTTGCTACCAAATTCCTAGAGACTATAGCTTGCAATAGATCTTTCGTTAGATGTGTCAGGAACTTCCTTAATGTCCATATAGTTGGAGATGACGAGATTGATAAATCAAACCCAAACGCACCTGCGCATAAAGATTCTTCTAAAAAAAGTGATCCATTTAGCCCTATAACTACCCTAAGAAATAGAGCAAAGAGTATTCTCTCTACTGAATCGTTTGAAGAATTCAAGCCGTTTATTAAAAAATGCTGGCAAGAAAAAAAAGAAGGAATCTACCAAAATAAGAACATAGAATCCTGGAAAGACTGGGATGATATATCAGTCAAAGACGCCAAGATATTAATCAGCTTAATATCCTAGTTTCCTAACCTATCGACCTAACGTTTAATGCGTATCCAGTACTTGGAGGGGGATTTGTAAGTACAAATCTAACTGAAGACTTACTAGGCTCACTAGCTATCATCGCCCCTAAGTAAGATACATTATCATTGCTCCCAGTATAATTTAGTCCAAACGTAACCACTGGTACATTCTGGTGGGTAAAAGGAAACTCTACATCTATGCAGTTTGAGTTTTTAAAATGCATACCGTCTAAGCTTATGATTGTGGCTTGATCATTTGAGTTCGTTGTTATAGATCCCTGTCCGGCTAATTCGTTTACGTTGGCCAATATCCCTGAACCTATTGTATCAAACGGCATTAACTTAAAATATTCTGGAACTGAGTACCCCTGATTAATTTTGTAAGAAATAGAGCCCTGCATTAAATCACCCCCATTTGATCCATCGTTCTGGTCTGTTATGTAATGTGTTGATAACAAACTACCATTATTTGCGATAAAACCTTCGCCTGTACCTCCATATAGGTTCATTTGTACCACGTTATAATTAGTGCTGCCAGTTTCGAAATATTGATTTGTAAATTTATAATCAAACTTTACTGTTTGATTTCCTGACTCAGCTGTAATCTCAGAAATTTCCATCGGCGGAGCTTCTGCAGTGTGCCCAGTTGAACTAATAACCCTGCCATCAATATCTCTAATTATATCAAAGGATATATTTGCACTTCTAGTCTTTTCATAACCACTTCCCGCATATTTATATATATGAGTCCCACTTGAATTAGTCCAACACCAATCATTCCCTACGTTATTAACTTCTAATCTTGACATCTCTAGAAGTCCACTTGAATTAATAAATTCTAAATCCCTACTAAGCTCATTATCAAAATTTGTTCCATCAAAAAATGATTGATTATCAAAATCTTGAGTAAAAATTCCGGTAAGCACGGCAACATTATTTCTCCTTAAACCAACCCAACCAATGTCGCCATTAATCTTAACTAACTTATTTAGTTGCGAAGGGTTTAATATAACCGCCGGCATTTCTCCTATTGAATTTAAATAAGAAGCTGCCTGTTCATATGTTTTTGTGAAATTTGAAGTTGATCTATATTTTATATCATAGCTATTTGGATTGTTTTTTGGCATTGAATATATCCCAACAGGTTCCTGGTTTTCGGATTTCACTTCGGAATAACTTGCACATTTAAATTTTCCTATGTATGGGTCAAAGTACCCATAATCATAAAAACCCCCAGAAATTATTTCCCCTCCTGCACCGGTAGATTCGTAACCTGTGTATTTCGGAAAACCTTCCTGCCAATAATGCCCAGCTCCACTGCCATATGTCCCAGAGCCGGTAAAACCAACTCCAGTTACCGTTCGCACGTCAATTAACTCACCAGTAAAAAAACCGCTATGCAAGCTTAGTGAGTTATCATAAATGTACTGCAATCCAGTATTATTATCATTATAGCTTGTGTCAAACAAAACCCCACTATCGAAGAATATTTGCCCATCGTAACCAGAAACAGAACCAGATGTTTGACCCGTTCCTGTTATACCATAAACAGTATGAAGTAAATTACTGCCAGTGTCGTAATTCACTTCGAATTCATAATGATATGCATCAGCTCCAGATATTCTACCACCACTAATAGAGCTAACTTCAGGGTAGTAATCTATTAAAAATGGCTCATCATTCCTGCCTACGTAACCAGTGAAGCCAGTGCCAGTTAAATATTCCTGATCCTTAAAGAATCCATATGGACTCCCAGATGAATAAGAATCCGAAGCTATAGACATTATGTAATTCGCAGTTCCAGGGGTTAATTCTATTTCTAAATAACCATTTTTTGACAAGACACTTCTCGCGCTATTGTCCACCCCAGGGAAGGTTCCCATTTGCAATCCAGTAAAATTATAAAGAGTCACATATTGAAGATCATGAGATTTATCTTCGCCATTTTCCCCCGTGGGCTTAATATAATTGCAAGTAAATATACCGGATTCCATACCACTTACAGGAATATTAAACTCTGCATTCGGATTCTGTGTCGTAAGTAATCCAACACTCTTGTTGCCTGTAAAATCAATTAGCGTTACTTCAACAGAATAATTTCTATAAAAATCATTATCACTTATTTCGTATTCTATAGAATTGTTTTTTATTCCAGTTGCTGAAAATACTTTTTCGCCGTTATCTATTGCATTTTGCCCGGTTAAGTCTCCATAATTTTTATATACATCTACATTAAAACCGCTGATATATTCATTAGCCTCTATTTCTGAACTTATTTTATACTCGTAGTTGTTCCTGGGATCTATTATGTCCCACCCTACCGATAGATACTTATTCTCAAAGTCTTGATTATAGTAAGACGTCTCAGTTGAAGATTCCTTTAGATCTTTTACTTTCTGCGCCTGACTTGAAGAGTTTAAATAAATATTAGATACTCTAAAAGTTTTTCCGTATTTTGGAATTGGGTCGGACAATGGCACCCTTACTGTTTTAGAATTTGAGAATGACATCACGAAACTATAGAGTACACCCTTCCATAATAATTGCCATTCTCCTTGATTATTTCATTCCTATAACTATAGGAGTTGGTTTCGCTTCCCTTATCGTTTGGTACTTCAAATGTAGACATTAATATATTTCCATTAAAAAACTGAACTTTGTAGCTCGCTGCGGATAGTACAGTATTCCATGAAAGCTTGAGTCCGTATGGTATTTTCCTAGACACGTTCTCGCTCAATATCTCTATAGTTATTTCTGAAGGTGCATCTAGCGCGCTTTCGGTAAAAATAACAGGAGATTCTGGAGCCTTTATCGACATATTTTTTTCTATGTTGTCAAATTTTTCTTTATTATATTCTAACCCTCTAACTTCAAAAATTCCATTAGATGATTCTGTGATGTTTACGACTTTAAATTGCTTGGGTTCAGCAAGGTTTACCGAGTCCTCCATCATGAATGTCGAACCTTTAACATCTTTTAGCGAGAAAAGCGAATCATCGCTTTCCTTCTGTAATATATATCCTATTTTATTAACCCCTGGCAGTGTCACCCAGTCTCCATTAATTGAACTATCTTCAGATCCACTTGTCGCTATAAAATTACCAAAACCATCTGGCGGGTCTGTCATTATTTCAAATTCATCACAGTCTGTCACTATAGTCTGATCTTCGTGATCCTGAAGTGAGTCTCCTATTTTTGGAAAACCTTCAGCCCAACTATAAAAGGATATTTCATCAGTATTGCAAGCTTCAGGTTTATCCCATATGAATCTAGGAGGAGGGGGTAAATCCAGGAAATACCCACCTATCCATCCAGTTTGCCCAGACTCAATGGTTGACTGCATTAATAATTGATCAGTATCATTGGTAATTGTAGCTAAACTTCCACCCCTATCTACCGCATCTCTCTTTGCTTCTCCCCAAGTGTACTCTCCCGAAATAAAACTATATGGGTTGCTTACTAATAATAATTTTTGATTATCTTCGTAAAGGTTTGCAGCTGTAAATGTTTTTATCTGAGAGGATCTCATATTTGATATCTCTTGGTCGCTTGGCTGCATTTTTTCATCAAGAGATCTTATAGTTTCATTTCCAGATATATTATATAATGTTATATTCTTCCATGTATCCTTGTCGTCTTTTTCTATTATTGAATTGATTGGGTAATCTACTGATATCTCAGCAGACTTACCGTCCCCGTATATTGATATATCTGTTACCTTTCCGGCAAACCTTCCTATGGTTCTCTTATTGTCTAGTACATCTATCACATCTCCCGGCTTTAAATAAGAACCAATTGAACTGGTCGTAAAAGATAATATCTCTGATTCCATGTTGGCGCTTTTAACAACAAAATCAGCAGCTCTCTTCGCTTGCCCTTGAGAAGTTATCCCAAAACCATCTATTGTCTGCTCTATTATGTTATTTTTCTGCACCGATATTCTTTCCTCAGAATATTCTATTTTTGATTTAAAATTATTAAACCTATCAACGTATTTTATCTTGCACGAATTTGTTCTACTGGTCTTTGGGGTGCTTGAATAAGAGAATCCATCCTTAGATATGTTATTGTTAGCGAAAAGCATTACCGAGTCTTTCTTTTCGTCTTGGAAAAAATTAATTGCCCCACCAGACCAATATGCAAATGCTCTAAAAATTGCGGCAAATTCATTTATTAATTTAAATGCATTATCGGAATTCATTAAAAAAGCATTAATAGTATACCTAGGCTCCACGAGAGGGTAATCTATTTCTACTGCGCATTTACCAAAATCTAAAGATGGATTAATTTCTAAACTCACTTCGTTTCCAGAATTTGAAGTCCCATTTATTTTTATTGATTCATACTTATTATTATCATAGTATATAGCCAACCTCTTGTTAGGATGGTTAAACTCTTTATTAAATTTAGCAATGTCTAAGTTTTCTGTAGGGTCTATTTTTATAGTTTTATCCCCGTATAGTTTAAATGCTCTCTGCTTATACTTTGAACTATAACCAGTCGGAACAAATTCGTCGCAATATTTAGCGATTCTATAAAGGGTCCACCTGTCTATATTCTCAGGCTTTACCCCAAACTTCCCAACCCCGTATCTCTTGTTTGATATTAAATCATACAAACACCAAGCCGGATTGTCGGTCCATTCCTTAGCTGTATCAGGAACTTGGTCACCGCTTGAGGATTGTCCCCTGAATAGCCCATTCCAATTTCCATCGTATATTCTTGTCTCTGGATTATAGTTTGAGGGTATCGCTAGTTTTTTTAATTTTAAATTGTAATTTCTTTTAGGTATTGACGGAACATCTCTTGCATTGATCCTTGTTCCTATAACAACTGAATTAGGGTAACTTAACTGTACTGGTGAAATTTCCGTTATGCCAGCTAATAGCATTTTTTCTTTGTATCTTGCGGATTGCTCTCCTTCTTTTACTGGGTTCCTTTCCCTGTTTAATTTGTATACTTTTATAGACCGGTCTTTTGCGGAGGGATTTGGTGGTAGATAGATTTTTACATCTTTCCTATATGGCGACGTAGCTACTCCATAAATGTACACATCTGTTGAATACTGCGATTCTCCTTGGTTGCCATATTTAATTCTAAATCTTGCCCTATTAGGCCAGGTCTCTCCTGAGTTTTCTACTTTTGTTCCTATTTTAAATTTTGTATTGTTTCCCAGTACAGCTCCCAACGCAATTACTGACGCTATCTTAGCCACTGCTTTTGCCATTTGCTTCCCACCCATTATTTTTGCTCCGGGCTCAGTAGGCAAACCTATAGCTGCCGCGATACTACCAGCCACAGCGGTAGCCTCTTCGGCAACTATCATCAATCCAAAAAGGGCACCCATTAATGCTCCAGGTTTGTATGTCACGTTGAGTTCGTCACCTTCATATATGTAAGCTAATTCGTCAATCTGTAGCGAAACATAAACCTCCTCAACTAATGGATTAATTATAGAGTGGGCGACATAATACTCTTCCTCTTGAGACTTTGTTAATTCAACTGAATCGTTATTTGCAAATTTAAACAAATTTAAATCTCCATTATATTCATCGCCTTGGATGCCCGGACCTATAGGTCCATTCTTAACTTCATCCTGAGGGGATGTTATAACTATAGACTGCCACAAATTAGATGTGGATGGCGTAATATCCTGCTCATCTCCTATAATTCTATTTCCCGCCAAATCTTCATCTTCTGTATTTTTTAATATATATATTGGATCACTAGAAACAACTTTTTCTTGATTGTCTTCGTCTCTATATTTGTGCATTAATAATTTAGCAAATTCCCCTATCGAGTCATTCTCAGCGGGGTTGTAATCTCCAGTTATTTTATATATAGGAGATGTAGAATTTACGTCGCCCTGAGATTTCATTATTACATATCCATTGAGGCCAGCGTAAGTTTTTTTGTAATCAAATACGCCTAAAAATTTCTCAGAATCAGGCCCCATTTCGTAGTATTTAACACCGCCCAAGAAACTTTCTGACTTTATCTTATCTCCAGGTAGATAATAATTATCGTTTTCAATGTCCACATAGCCTCCGTCGAATGTATTATATTCATTTATCAATTGTGTGGCCGCATAAAAAGTCTTACTATCTCCATTCTCTTCGTAAACTATCTTGACATCATCTGCTGCATAGTTATAGTCCTCATTTTTTGAAAATTTATTCGACAAACTATTACTTAATTTATAATTATAAGATTGACCGTCGTCCTGATAAGATACCAATTCCCCTAACTTGTAGGTTTTGTTTTGCTTGAATGGACCTATATCGTTTTGCTCTGTAACTATAGCTCCTTGATTAATTGATCTTGGCCCATACAGCGGAGCGTTTATGTCCTTAGTGTTTGCTGTAAATAAATACTGAGGTTCTAGTAAAGATTGATCGTTTGACCCAATTAGACCATCCTTATTCATACCTATGTCTATATCGAATTCGTTTATATTGTAAGAATCTAAATTTGTCGCATGATTGACTTCCTTAGCTTGGTCGTCATTCAAGTATACCCCTTGTAGGTAGTCATCCATACTGTTTCTCATTAAAGCTGGATCGTCGTTTCTCTCTAGTTCTTTGCGAAACTTTAATGTATCCCCATTGTTGTCTGAAAAACCATCAATAGGCCCCTCACACACTAAGTCCACAGCCTTGTAAACTGAAGCGGATTCTAACTTAAACCAACCTACTCCATTATTCTTATCTGCCCCCTTCCACCTTTCTCCAACCTGTATTGGAGCAAAACCCTGATCGTTCCTATCTATAGGATTTCTTGCACTAGTAAGCTCGCTATCGGCAAACATTATTGGGTAAAAAACTTTTTCTTCATTTCCAGCTATTGGGGCTGACTGAAGGCACACTAACGAACTCTTTATTGCAACCGCCGATGAAACCGCCAATGTATTGTCTAAAATATTCGGATCCTGAAACCAATTACCATTAGCTTGAGCATTTCCAAGTAGTGACTTATTCAAACCTTTAAAATAATTATACTCATAATACATGTACCCACCAATAGAATTACCTTCGCTACTGCCTTGCGTAACATACCTATTTTGTTGTGCTGCCGCATCTTCATACTGACCATATGATCCATCGTTCGAACCAAATGTATTCAATGATGGCGCTGTTTTCAAAAATAAATAAGCAGGATCTGCAGTTTTAAATTTGCTACTACCATCGAATTGATTAACATGAAAAGAAGAACCAAGTGGTCCGTATTCGTCATTGTAGTATTTGCTGTACGTTGGTATTAAACTATAAAGCCCGCTTGTGAAATTAAATATATCCCCCTTGTCTGAGTCGTAATCGTAATTGACATTACAAGCAGATATAGTATTACTCCCAACCTTCATTCTTCCATAACCCAAAGGAACAGTTGCCCCTTGCTCGTATCTATTCTCACTACCGTTAAATAAAAATGATTGAGTCTGAGCTTTTACAGTTTTATCCTCACGCTGCATAGCTTCAGCCATTTTCTTAGAAACATACATGCTAGCAGCAGTGGTCGCTGCAGTGACCATTAACCCAACCACTGCCCCCCCAGAGCCAATAGGTATAGGAAACAGGTGGAAATCATCATTAGTCCTTGCGCTCATTTCGTCACTCGTAAGAAATGACTGACATTTTCCACTTCTTACCCCGTAAAATACATTATCCTGCTGCTTTTTATTTAGGTAAACTTCTATTAAACTGTTGTTTGCGAACAGGGCAGACAAAGCCTCAGAAGCAGATTTAACATCTAAACTCCACTCCTCCCCAAACTCCTTACCAAGCTCTCCGTGTAAAAATACCTTCTTCATCCTTTTTCCTTGTGTATATTTACACTAACGATGAGTGCCTGTACACTTCTTTTATTTTTGCCTGCCAACGGTGATCAAGTAATTCCTTTCTTGATAAAATTTTATCAGCCTGATGTATGAAGTAATCATCACCGCAATATACACCAACGTGACACCTATTATTACGCCCAACCTGAAACACTATTACATCATGTTTTTGTAATTTTTTATCTTCTATTTTATTTAAATTATTATTTAATATATTTATTAATAGTCTATTTGCATCTTTATCTTCTTGTGGAAGCCAATAGTTTTCGTTCCATTTAGATATGTTTATGTTTAGTTCTTTTTTGAAATAGTCTTTAAGCAAACAAGTACACTCAAAGAAACCCTTGACGTATGGGTTCCCAGTGAGTCTTTTGGGCTCGTAACTTTCGGGGTAATAAAGAAAAAACTTCTTGGTTATTACGCTGTAAATTAAATAAGGTATCCCCATTTCCTCAGACATAGCTATATCCGGATCAGAAGGCCTCTCGTTGCTTCTTGGATGGGAGTGGTATACTCCTATTATGGTTTTGCTCATGGAGCGCCTAATGAAGCTTCTTGGTGATATCGCAAAGCAATCTCTTGGCGCTGAATGTTCGTTTATTGCGGGCTCAACTGATACGCTTAAATCCTTATTAAGCAAAACAAATCCACACACCTCTTCTTCTGGATTGCTCTCTGCGTGAACTATGACTTGCCTCTCAAACATTTACTTAAATTCATAAGGGTCAACTCCAGGAAAACCTCCAAACGGAAGTCCATCTTTTGACTCTACGCATGACTTCTCGTTAGAGGATCTCGATCCGCCCCCAGCATCAACAGATTGGTCTGAGAACCTCAACCTGCAACCACACAATGTTCTATCGCAATCATCTAGAGCCCAGTTTTCTGAGTCGTGTATGGGGTTAGATCTAACTTGATTATTCAAACATACATATATATCTATCGGATTAAGGTCTGAGTCGTAATCATATGGAACCACTTTGACAACATCACCCTTCTGGTATGTTTCCGTTATGATCCAATCTTGATAGCTGTCGTCACTTTCCGCCTTAGCAAACTCCTCACTTTGAAACTCGTCTTCAAAATAAACATCAGCCCCAACCGCTCCCCCTGGTAAAAACTTATCCCCTATTTTTACAGGATGATATCCGCTCGGCACAAACCTCTTGTTCTTCGCGTCTGATATAGGTTTTCCGTTATAACCGCAGCCAATTGCCCCCCTGTAGTTCCACGGACAATTATTAGAATAAATTGTGCGAGCCGGCACATTTGCGTTTTCCAACTCAAGAAGAGATACGAGTTCAAATTCTACTATACTATCATCCTCTTTTGTTTTTTGATTAACAAAGAAAACATCCTCCCCAAAAGCTGCATCAGGATCAGGTTCGGCGTGAGGATTAACACCATGAGGAAAATTAATTGCATCTAAATACTTAACAAATGTCTTTATTCTAGTAACTTTATAATTAATAAAATCGTCAAAATAATTAAGCCGCAAGGAAATTACTCCTTGGTGATTGGTGAACGTCATCTTTGGCCGAGGAAGCCTTCCGTCTCCTGGGGTTTCGAAGCCATCGACCTTTATAGGAAAGAAATCGTACTCCTGGTTATTAAATACTAGCTTGTTTTTATATCCATTTTCTCCGGCGTGAAATAAATACTGACCCTTTTCTCTTAAGTTTATTCTATACAAACAAATAATAGCAGAAGGATCCAATTCAAATAAAGTTTTAATATTCTTTTCCGTATTACTCATGACATATATATATTATAAATTAATTAATCAATAAAATCAGCAATATTAATATTGTTTTGCAAATTATATGAATAAGTTGTTCTAGGTGGTAGGCCATAAACTTTTGTTACTTTTTTAGTTTCGGATATGACTGGGAGGTAACTCAACTCGGTTTTCATTGACCTTATGTTGTTCGAAAATAAACTTTTACCGCCAAGACCAATATACCAGCTCAACCCTTCATTAGCGTAAAAACTAGCATTAGATAATATATTTATATCATCAGAAGCTCCAAAATAATAAAAACAATAAAATATATGATTCTTTAATGTTTCTGGATCTCTTGAGCTTAATTCTATATTTTCATTATCTATATAATCACCCCACAAGTTTCTCCTTAGTTTGTTGTACCAAGTGTCATCTAGGTATGACTTTAATTCTTTTGCAAACACTTCGTCTCTATTTTTTCCGTTTTTAAATATAGAGTCAGCGTTGCAGTTTTTATTTATCTCAAATATACTATTCCACTCGCTGATTGTATCGTTTCTTCTTACTGAGCTGCTTGATTTTGTAGCAATCTGATCTGATAGAAGTATACTGCCCGCCTCATTAGCCTCTCCACTTATGAAATTCCTCTTTATGTCAATGCTGAAAATGCAACCCTTTAGAGAGGATGAATATAAATTTATAACACCTGTGGACTCTATATCTTTATTCTCTATGTCAACGAACGGCATGTTTCCGTACTCCGAATAAACATTTGATACTTGAATTATACCCTGCGGGCTCCATTGTTCTTCATAGTGTTCTTCTAGTACTAGGTGTCCTGATTTTAGATATTGCGCTCCATTTAAGTCATCTTTACTTGTAAATGATTCTAGATCACCAACCTCTACTTCCTCCGAGCTCGATAGCGGCGACACCAACGAACCAGGGATCCAGGATATAGATTCAGGGTACCCAACCCTTTGACTCTCTGAAGCTTTTAATGCTCTTATGTCTTCTGATATGTATTTAATTCTCTCGACCTTCCATGCGTAATCAGAATTTGTACTATATTTAACGACTCCTGTATTGCCGCTATTGAAAATTGTGATAGTTGAACTTGAATCTGCATCCATAGCTATATGCATTCTTAAGAAATCATTATTTGGGTCATTATCTCCCGATGACATATTATATATACTCATATTTTTTCTTTCATTGGGTATAGATTAAAATCGCCGCTATCAACTATAAACATTCTGACATCTTCTTGAGGTCCTGGGATCATCTGGGCATTAAAAAACACCGCTTGATTTGTCAAGTATTCAGTATTTTTCACAGGCCTATTCTCTATCACCATGCCCGTCCATAGGTATCCATCTAGTTCCACTTGCCCTGTATTATTACTCGTGTAAGATACTTGAATCTCAGCGCCACCATAACTTATATTCGTTGGAGGTAAAGTTGACATAATTAAATTATTAATATCAACGTCTTGCCCCGCCTTGATCAAGCCATCAACCAAAGAATGAAAAGCGCCAAGAGATCCAGATATCCCAACATCCCCATAAGCTTCGTGCCAAATTGGATTCATATTTTCTAGCATTGAAGCATAAGCCACAGAGCAATCTCTAAGTCCTGTAAAAATATTCTGCACAGATTTATTGTTTGCTATATTTAGCTCTATCGTTTTTTTCTTACCTAATGAATATTGGTTTTGTATTTTTTTGATTATCGACAAGTCTGGCTCTATGAAGTTGTCATCATTGTTTAGAAATTCCCTGCCAACGGCTTCGCACAAAAACTCAGCTTCAAGCTTAAACGATGCGGAGCAATAGTTTGATGGAAGCTCGTAGTCTTCTGTTAGTGTTATGTCTTGACCTGTATGATCAAAATATTGAGCAGCCTCTTGCTCTGGGTAATATATCCCAGTCCTTACTATGTATGAATCCAATCCTGATGGCTCAAACCATTGGCCAGAACTTTCGATTGGCTGATCCATTAGTATTAAGTTATCTCCACCTCCGCCACATGATCCATCCCACCAAAGCACAGAAACAAAGTTTTCCTTCTGGCAGTTCAAGACTTCGAACCCAGGAAGAATGTCTATTTTTGCTCTAAATTTATCTCCATTTCTATTTTCTAACGTTCCGGGAGTCCCACTTGCAAGCTCAGATATTAATGGATGAAAAAATGCATTAACGACTTTTCTCTGAAAGGGTTCGACAGTAAAAGGTAATTCTTCAGTATTTCCTGTTGTGTATTCAGAAAATCCAGCATATTCAGGGTACCTCAATATAGAAAACCTTTCGGGGTCTGAATTTCTAAAACCAGTAATAGTTATTGGCAAGCTACACGTATTTACAATTGATACAAACTTACCACTATCAACCGTTTTCCTACTAGAGTCACAATCAAAATTAGCAATCGGCAAACAGTTGCCTTCTGGAAGTATCCTCTTACTTTCCTCCGTATTTAAATACCGCTGCCCATGTTCATCAATAAACCAATTGCATGAAGTATAGACAGTTTCACCGGAAGGAGAGAGACATACCCCAGATTGTTCAGTTATAAAACTCATGGGCAATATTGCAACCCCCATACGAGACTATAGTAACACTCAGGAGTGCTTGGTGTTAAAGTTATACTTGTATGTTCTCCCGGAAACTGAAGGACTCCAAAAGCCTCTGGCCCCTTGAAGCTAAAGTCTGTATCAACAACTATAGTAGAATTTTCAGCTGATTTTGCTCCTCCCGAATAATCGATAACTTTGGTGCTTGTTTTTATAGTTACGCTAAGACCAGGGGTCCCCAAACTATACACAGCCAAAAGAGGATTTCTTATTGGTTGAGAAAATGTATATGTTTGAGCTGAAGCTATGTTGCACATCTTGAAAGAATTACCCCCTGACGTCGGCGGCTTATCTGCGAAATTCCTTAAAGCCTCAGGGTGGTATGTTGGGGCGATAGGTAACTTAGGGCTACTATCAAAAGAAACTTTTCCATATTCTGGATGATTTATAACAAGATTTGAATTCATCCATACACTCTGGCAATTCTTTGGGCCCTTATCTTTTGTTTTGGTGTCTCCTATAATGTCTTTACTTGTTGGAATGAGTATGTCAAATTCATAATTAGCATAGCAATCCATCTCTCTTATGGTTCCATCGTCTGAATTTACTAACAATTGCACGCCCTCAGAGAAATCGCTCAGCTTGTTAGTTTTTATTCCAAAAAACAAATCAAGTTTCTCACCAGGCTTAACCAACGGCAAGTGTGAATAATCACCCCTGTATTGATTGTCAGCGTGAACATTACCTATGTTATAGTCTGTTATTTCCAAACCTGAATCCGCCTTAAATACCCTTACAGGCATTCCCTTGAAAGCGACACCCACATTCTTTACTCCCTCACTTAGTGTTGAATTCTCAGCCCAACCTCCATTTATATTTTCAATAACCCCCTCCCTAGATACTTCGTACTTCGTATTAAATGAAGACCACAATATATTTGAATCTCTTGGTTCGTCTGAAAATAAATCCTGATTATCTAGATCTCCATAATATTGGCCACCATAACCTTGATTTATTAATGCTTTACCTTGGTGTGGTTGGGTATAATTTAAGTCACGAACGTTACCACCTCTAGGTATTCCTTCCTTTAAGATTTCGGTTGTATATTTTAGCGGGCCAGCTTGGCCTTTTATGTTTACTAGTGTATTCTTAAGCTGCACATCATGAGGCCCGCAATTATATAACACTATTGAAAACACGTTTTGATAACCATTATCATTGGTTAGCATTTCTACAACTTTTATTAGGTCCATCATTCTAGTTACCTCGCCATTTAAGTCGCCAGCCTGCGTTATTGGAAAAAAGAATTGAGGAGTCTTGCTTGGTGGTTCTAAGTACGGCGCCGGTTTATCATAATCATAAACATAGTTTGGAGCGTAAGTTGATAATTGGCCAGGTATGCCCACCCTGGCAAACATAAATACCGTCGGCATTTCTTCATTGTACCAGGTAGGGTTCTCTTCTTCAATGTCTGGATTATTGTATTGAGATACCCCCCCATCTTTTTCTTTTGTTTTATAATTCTCTAGCTTATTAAAAGGCGTCTGACTTCCGTATCCATACTTCTTTAGTACTTTGTCGGTTGGCCGTCTAACCGCCAACTCTCCACCCTTTCTTAATTGAGCGCACATATCAAGAGTATATTGGCTATAAACCTGGTTATAGGGTGGTGACAATCCAGTTGCGTCGGGAGTCGTAAAAATACCATCGCTCAACATAATGATAATCCTATCGGTCACATGCTCAGCTCGTGGGCTATTATAAAACTGAGCCAAGGCCTGACTAACCGCTCTAGGCGAATCTTCCATTAGTTGGCTATTAGGGTTTTTTATGTTTACGCTCTTATAAGATTGCACCTTATCGAATGAGTTGGGATAATCCGATACGTCCTGTATCACTTGTCTACTATCTGCCATCAATATAAAACCAAGATTTACTCTTTTTTGGTCTATTTTTATTTTAAATCTATCTAAGTTTTTTAAATTATAACCCTCATTCTCAAGAGAATCTCGCAATTCCTTTAGCGGATCGTAAAGTTTAGGTAACAAGCTATTCAAGACTTCATTATCTGCTGGCCATGGAGGTATAGTGTTATCACCACTATTTGACCCAAAGCTTAATGCTGGAGTGTTAAATTCACCATTATATGATTCGGTCCCAGGCATGATATAGCTATCGTGAGCTGTTATCATTTTTAAAAGTATATCTACACATACCTGATACTTTGTTTTGGTGACTCCATTCGTCTCCATACTCTGATTGGTCATACTGCCCGTCGTATCAACTATAAAAACTAAATCAACAGCTTTAGATTTTCCAATTAATTGCTCGTTCTCACCTTCTACTACTTCAAATCCAATTCCATTTGTGGCCTGCAATATCGAAGAAAAGGTGCATAATTCAAATTTAGTAACAGGGTCAAAAAGTTCAGCTCCATAGCAAGGCTTCTGCTCCTCCCTGCCTATGCCAAAAACATTACGCAAATCTTCTTCTGTTGAGGTTGTGGACTCTACGAAGGTTGCTGTAATACTATGATTATTCTTGTAAACTATATCGTGCCCCCAGCTAGGACAATAAAAAGTTGATATGAAAGGTCTACTCGGAGAAGTCGTCGCGCTTGTATCTTTTAAATATGGCCTAGGCATTTGAAACCTAAATTTCTTGTGCCCAAGATGGCTCTCAAGGAACTGCAATATTTCGGCAGCCTCCTGGTCGCTCCTTTTATCAAAAACTACATTAAATGTAGATAGATTAGAATTTAATTCTTTCTTATATTTCTTATTGTAGTATTTAAGAAAACTTGTTTGTATGTTTTCAGGAGTGTGGTTTATGTTGAAATTTAAACTTGGCTTGTGGTCAAAGGTTCTAACTTCTAGCCAAGGATATTTTGGAATTTCGTCTGGATCTTTTAGGTATAAACTACTCCTGCCTTGAACGGCAGAAATAAGCAGCCAGAAGTCATCCTTTGCCTCCAGTGTAAAACTCTCCATAGGAGTAAACTTAACAGTTTGAGTATCTGCAGTGATCTCTGAGTCTATTTGTAGCCTTCTGTAGTTTTTTAAGTATACTTGTCTTTTCCTACTTTCTCCAGTTGCTGGATCTTCGTTAGTTGCAGGTATGATAGACACTCCCTCCGGCATCAAAACCTTACTATCTGCGCAATCCTCAGGGCATGTAGGCATTCTGACTATTGATACGTTGTCAAAAACAATAAATTCTTGACCTCTTATCGTTATTTGCTCAAGTGCGTTTTCCTCAAAATATTGAGCTCCATAATCTTGCTCCAGAGTTGTTTCTCTTGGCGTTATTTTATTGATGTCAGTTGGGCGCCAAACTTGATCAGCTAAATCGATAGTCTCTAACTCTTCCTCTCTTATTTTCAACTGGTTACCGATATCCTCATCGAACCATTGCACTGAAGTGTTTTCTCCAGCCGAAGATGTAGCCTTTAAATTTACCACGTCTTCATATGACCCCTCTTCCAATAACGGGTGAAAAACAAATTCAGTTTCAGATATTTTTTTATATATTTTTGTTTTTCCTACATTATATATAGAGTTTTCTGGATCTTTTACTTTTACAAAAACACAATCTCCTTCTTCGAACTTTTCGGGCTCTTTGCATATTATCAAACCTTTTATCGACTCTCCGGGCTCGTCATATCTTTTTACTTTTAATATATTACTTGGCTCTATTTTCTTTGCTCCATCATCCCCCTCCAGGGTGAATGTATTTAAGCTTATTTGCTCTCCTTTTTTAAAGTGAGTTACTTCGTCTATAAATATAGGTATCAAAGCGTCAACTCTTTTATTGTATCCAGCGTGACTCTCGAAGCTAGCCAAAGTGCTCTCAGTGTTGCATACGAATTTAGCCTTGATATTATTTTTATTTCTATAAACTATCGAATGATCAAATTCAGTACAAGTATACTTTAAATCATCCTTATAGGGATAACTATATTTAAAATTGAAAGAAGCTACATCACTTGACAATAATCTATTACCTTTATAATCTAAACTAAAAATTGAATTATAAGCAAATGACTTTTCTTGTAAAAAATGAACTATAGCTTTAGCTTCTGCATCGGTTCTATTATTAAAGTTTAAAGTTAGCTCCATCGGCAAGGAATTTATGGCCATGCTGGTTACATAATCTTTACCCTCTCCCATTTTTAGTTCATCATTGATGGCTACAAAATCTGACTTCGAACCATAAGAAGGCCTCCATATGAAATCTTGAGTCCAATATTTTGAGCCCAGTTCTGCATTTGGTTCGTTACCAAAGCCAGAGGAATGATCCTCGACGCAATAAAAAAACCTACCCAAATCAGAAGCAAAAGGTTTCTTAAACATAAATCCGCCAGATTTTATACCATAAACAAATACAAATAAATATGCGCCAACTGCGCCATCAGGTATTGAACTTGCTTCTATATCTAACAATACATTATAATATTCACGATCATTAAGTTCGCTGCCAGCCATTAACCTGTGACTATCCCTAAGATTCGAAACTTTTATTCTTTCTCCAAGGGCGTCAAGGAACTTAATCCCTACCCCTATGCCTATAGAGTTTTCTAAATCAACAACTCCCCCAGATGACTGAGTAATATATGTCTTTTGATCGTCTATAGTTGAAGACGATTCAGTTAATTTTTTAACCATGCATCCTATAGAATAATTCAGGCTATTATTAATGCTAAAATATGTACCTATAGTAATTTCCTGGCTATCTATTACATCCACCTCGGCCAAGACATCTGCGGATATTACATACTCTTGATCTGTTTGTAATTGAAGATAATCATGAGTGGTTATCGGCTGAACAAGATCTCCATTTTTATCCCTATATTCATCACCAGGAAGAGCCAAATTTGCAACTTGAACTATATCATCCTTCTTGTACTGTCTTGCAGTATTCCATAATGAAGCCGGTATATCCATTACCTGTAAGACTGTTTTATTGTTGCAGTGCCCTTTAAAAAGCCACCCTCTGAAACGCTTAAATTATCCTCCTCCACAACTCCATAATCCCTTAGCTCTTGAGATGGCATATCAGGATAAATCAAACTTCCGGCTAGAGAAAATTTATTCATCAACCCTTCGTTATTGTCCGTAAATTCCTTATTGAATCCAATATCAGAAAGCTCAACTGTGACGTTAGCTCTTTGTCCTGATATTTTTAGAAATGGATCAAGCTTCTCTCCTTGAATTTTTATAGTGATATCTATATTATCTTTTGTGACCCGAACTGGCACCTCACCATCTTCGCTAATTTTACCACTTAATGGGACTGGCACCTCTGGAGATCTTTGCGACGATATAGTATAATCAAAATTAAGCGGGTAATTTATGCCAATTCCGGAGGCGCCAACAAGTTTAGTGTTGACTGCGTGAGGTATGCTAAATTGATTCTCTTTCAAGCATCCATAATCGTCAAGTATTGACTGCGACAAGCCCTCACGGTATTCCATTTTTCCATATATATCTATGCTTAGTCTCGATTCTATTGGTTGAAAAGGTTGTGCGGAAAAATTTAACTCCCTCAAGTATGCGTCTTCAAAAATATAATCACCAAATGATCCTGTAATTTTCTCTTCATTAATTTGTGGGTAAATATTTGGATCTAATAATCCAGTCAAGTTTGCAAACGTATGAAGGTTTCCAGTATTCATATAGTAAGAAATATTCAACGCACCCCTTACAACATTTGATGCCGCATAATTTCTTAAAACATCAACTTCTCCGTATTCTATATCCCTATCATAATCCAATAATGTATCACCGGTGGACCTCACCTTAATATAGTAATCTCCAGCAGATAAATCTTCGGTTAAATATAAAGATTGTCCTCCTGGGTATGTTATCTTGTAACCACTTGGTATAGTCTCAACCGATTCAGACATTCTTACGCCCGGGCCATTTCTTGGACCCATCAAAAAGCCAGATTCATAAGCTCCTGTAAAATGCACATCCCCAGTCTGTAATGCAAAAGATATATTATGGTCTTCTAGGAATTTCTTAGCCTCTATCGGTTGGCTTGCAGAAAGTCCAGCAGAACTAGCAAAAACCATAATTGGTTCACTACCTTTGGTCGCTAGCAACACAGGAACGTCCTCATATCTATAAAAAGGCTTACTCATCTCTTATTATAATAAGATTTATATGACAAATTTACAGTCATCCTTCCGTCTGTTGAGGAGGCCATGGTTTCGCTCATTAGCCTTGCTGATTTTACTATGTATTTTTGTATCAACCTACCAAAGCAATCGTTTATAGTTACAGATATATCTTTAACGTGAGGATTCCTTAAATATTTCCTCATGCTTTGGTATTGGTACTCGTCTATATCTAAACTAAACGAAGTTGTGCTCATGGTTGGCCAAACTACATCTACTTGTGCCGGAACAGAAGCTCCAACCGTATATATTGGCGAAAGAGGAACCTCTATTGAGTGCGAAAAAGATGTAACTCTATCGGTGTAGGAGCCGTCACACTCTATTATTATTGAGCCTTGATTGGTTAATCTTATTTCTGGAAAACTATTGTCTCCAGATGCGTTGTAACTTCCACCATTGGAGTCCTCAGTTGAAATTCCAAAACCTTCATTTTCTTGTAAAAATATACCCGCCCCATCATCCTGCTTCACGTAATCTGGCGAACCTCCAACGTCCCCAAAAACCGTAATAGATGTAGAGGTTGTCGGCAGCTGACCTACAGCGCAGGATACAGTATGATTATTAATATATCCTTCACTAAAACCAAAATACTTATTTCCGTGATGTATGCTTCCATTAAATGGTCTATCCCCAGTGTATTGAATGAAAAAGTCCTCACTAACTAGTATTGAGTCTATAGAAAAAGAACCCTCCAGCGGGGAGTTTAATATGGCCATGCTTTCAGGAACCTTCCTGCCATCTATCTGCCTTGCGCAATCAAGAGTCTGTTCTCCAATTATATTGAATCCATTTTCGTCCAATATAAAAGACCCATCTGGCTGGGCGAAATTATCTAATCCTTGCTTGTAAAAATTACTATTTACGTGCCCCCATCCGAGGATATTTATTGGCTTCTCGCTTATAGAGTAAGATCCGTCAACGCTTTGCACTCCGTGAATTTGAGTTCCATCAATAAAGAATTTTTGTTCATAACCTAATACAGCTTGCTTCATTAGTTAAGCTCCCCTCCAATTCTTTTTTCTTGCCTGATCACATCCAGCACTGCTGTTTTTATTTTTAAAGATAAATTCTGCTCCTCCTCGTATGAGCCACCAGAACTATCCGAAGAAACCTTTTCTTGCCCCGATTGATCTATGGTGACATTTACATTTATATTATTCGTTACATCGCTGGTTTTACCTTGCGCCTCTACTTGAGGGGTTTGTGTTTTTGGGGCGGCTATACTGTTCAGCATCTCTGCTGGATTTTGCTGCTGTATTCTGTTTGTTGATCTTGGTTTTGCGGGTGGTGCTACTGTTGCCGGTGAAGAGTTGCCAACCACACCTCCTTCGTAATAACCTCTCTCCCCTTTTTTGAATCCTTCTGGGTTCTGTAGGGCAAATTTCATCATTGATGGATTTTCCCTAAGAAGCTTATCTGTAGAATTTTTCTTGATTATAAAGTCTCCTTCTGTCAAACCTACTGGTCCGACTTGATCTATTCCTGGCGCCCCCTGAACTGTTGGTAGGTTACCCGTTCTGTTCATTGTGTTTAAGTTTTCATACCCAATTCTCTTGGCTGTTTTTTCGGGTATAAAACCTTCCCCCGCCGTCAACATTGCTGGTACGGAACCTCCTGAAGCTTTTTTTATAATTTTTTTACCGAAAATTTCCTCTCTCGCTGCGTCTTCGTTGAAGGCGGGAAACCTATGCGAGGGGAATTGTTTGGGGCCCTGCATTTTGCCGTTTGAAACCCTAGCTTTGTCCCATGTAAAACCACCCTCCTTTGTTCTCGCCGGAAAATACGAGCTTTCTCCGACAACAAGAGGTTTGTTATTTTTCATGCTATTCTTTACATCTCTGTAATTAACATTCAGCTTAGGGTCTTGTGCTCTTGCGGCCCTATAAGCTTTCGCGCTATCTGTGGGAGCGTACTTTCCATATGTATTTTCAAGCCCTGTAACGGCCCCCTGTATAAATGGAGCGGCAATCTCTGTAACCCCAGCAATAGCCATACTCTGAACAGCTCCTACTACTGTAGCCAAAGTCGCTTTTCTTTTTTCAAATTTTTCATTTTTCTTTTGTACGTCGTAAGCGGCTTTCTCCAAGAGAAAGTCCTTATACTGCTGCATAACCGGATCTCTTGACAAAAATTTAGAGCTTAATCTAGGGTCACCCCTTTTTATGTTTACATCAGACCTCAAACCAAGGTTTTTGAATTTATTTTCGTCAAAGGTTGGAGGAGAATCAGTTTTTCCATCTAACGAATCAGCTACGGCACGAGAAACTTCATTCATTACTACTATATTAGCTACACCCTCCATGCCGGATTGGAATCTACTTTTTTCTTTTTTCTCTTTTGTCCCGCTGTCTTCTTTCTTTTGAGCTCCCCTGCTGCCCGTTCCATCCCTGAAGTGTTGAATCATTCCGCCTGCTTGCTTTAATTGAGATACTTTGTCTTTAGGTACGACATACTCTCCTGCTGTTAGCATTGCAGGAACTTTATCTACCCCCGCTGGGCCGTCTACGAATCCGCCTTTTGCGAAGTGTTGTATTTTGCCGCCTGAATGCTTGCTGAGCAGAGCTTGCACATCCATTCGCCCATCATTAGTTAATGCTGGCTCAGGACCCACTGAATTCGGTATATTTAACGCTTGGGTAATGCTTGCCACCTTGGCTTCGAGTGCCGCTAAACTTGTGGTTGCTGTCTTGAATTTGGCATCCAAACTAGCTAGGTCTTGGTCTGATTTCTTGAGTTTGTTTGAGAATTTAGTAAATTCTTGGTTTGATTCTTCTAATACATTGTTTAACTGTTTTCGTTTTTCGTGCTGCTCTCTAGTGGGGTTACTTATTGAGTTTATTTCTGATATTTGAGCTTTAATTCCTTCTGCTTTTTTTTGCGCTGCATACTTGCTGGATATTAAGTCGGGCCGCTCATTTTCCATCTTTGATCTTTGGGACTGATATTCGTTTCGATTAAAAAGTTGATCTATCGAATCTTCTGGGTCCGCTTTTTTAAGAAGTGGTTCGTTAGCCTTGAAATCTTTCACCTTATCTTGGGCTTCAAACAAGTCTCTGGTTGTTGCTGGCTCTTTATTAATCGCCGCAGCCGCTTCTGTTGCTGCGGTTGCAAGTTCGCCTAGAGGAGCAATTGGTTTGTATAAATTTTCTATAAACGAGGATACTTCCAAATCTATCTTGTTTGATGTCTCCAAATCGGCCTGTATTTTAGCGGCATTCTCTTGGACATTTACAAACGTATCTGGCGTCTTTACTGCATTGGGCGCGATAACATCGTTAAACTGCTCATCTGGAGATTGGCTTAATTGTATTTTATTTTTTAATGCTTCTGACGCAGCCCTTACTGCTGATGTTAAATCTTTATTCGAAGATATTATTCCCTCGTTTATTCCAACCAGGTGGGCGGTCTCTTTGGCTATTTTAATCTCGTCAGACTCTCCACTCTCTCCAGTAAATGCAAATGTTAAATTCTTGATTATTTTATCTACATTGTTTTGCATTAGTCGATCAAGCAATTCGTTAGCTAGCCCAAGACCAAAGTCAGCCCATGCCTCAGATGCGCCCTTGGCTCCTGAACCAATATCCTTAAACATCTGAGTTAGGCCGCTTCTTGCGTTGTCTATTCCTATATTAACTAAATCCGCACCAAGATTCTCAGCCTCAACATTCATTTCGGCCATTCTTGCCCTAAACCTATCTATCGCCCTACTTCCATTTCCAAGCAGTTTGTTGGTTTGCTCAAGAGAGTTTGCATAAGCAAGCATATTGTCAGCATTAGGCTCAACCGTAGCTTTCATGCCTGCAGTCCTTGTTTCTAATATGGAATTAGCTTTTTCTATCCCGATGTCTGCAGTGGTAGTCATGCGTAAAGTCTTATCGCTAACCCCAGCTTTTGTTACAGCATTCTGCAACTCGGTCAGCTTATTCGAGGCTTCTTGTAATTCGTTGGCTTCTTGTATTAATTTTACTTGCTTTGTTTTTCCAGTCAATAATAAAGCATTTTCTGCTGCCGTTAAAGCTTCCAGCCTAGAAGAATGAAGCGTCGCATTGAGCTGTTCCTCAACAAGCTTTCTCAGTTCTCCAGTCTTTGATAATTGAAGATTCTTTTCGGCCGCCAATAAATTACTAGTTTGTAAATCAGCCATTTCCTTTGCGAGCTGGCGTCCAACTAATTCTTCCCTCTTAGACTGATCTTTCAAGTAATCTAACCTGAACTCAGATTCCTGTAGAGCTAATTTTGCATTTTCTGTTTCGCTCTTAAGTTTTGCCTCTAAAATTATCAATGAATTTTCTGAATTTTTAAGCGAACCAGTTTGAGCTTCGAGCATCCTAAGGGAATGCACTGCGGATATTGCGTCTGTTCTATTTTTCTCTTCTTGCTTTTGGAAACCTAACTCCATAGCTTCTGAGCTTTTAGCTAATATGGAAACATCTTTTTTATAAAAATCATTCAGCACCGCAAGGGTTGCAGCTTCGCCTTTTACGGAATCTAATACGTGTTTTTCTTCGCGGCCTCTTGCTTGTAATATTTTATATAATTTAGCTGCGCCTGTTACTGTTTTTTCTTTTATGAATTTATGTTCTTCTTCTAGCTTTAGTAATTGTTGTGCTTCTTTATTGCCTGTATTTAATAATTCTAATTGTCTTTCTCTACTTAATAAGCCGGATCTTAATAGATTTAAATGCTCATCGGTTATTGTGACTAAGCCCTTTTCGTGCAAAGCCAGTAAGAGGGCAGAAGCAGTCGAACTATCTGTAGCTTTTCCAAATTTATTAAGCAATGAGGAGATGACTTCTAATGATGATGTTGCGTTTTTAGTTTCTGCGGATGTTTGCTCGAATGCTTCGGTCACTTTTGCCATTACTTCTGGATTCAGATTCATGCTCTTGCCGATTCCCGCAAAGTCTGCATTGCTTACTCCTTCTTTGATATTATCCTTGAGGGCTTGTACTGCGTCTGCCGCTTGTTTTCCATCTTTTTTGAATTGTTGAGCTAATTGATCAGTATTAAAATATGTATCCCTTAATTTATTCAAAGATTCAATAGTTTTCATCTCAACACCCTGCTTGTCTGCAATAAATTTTGCCTCCATTGCATTTCTTTTTCTCGCAAAGTCGGAAGAGATTGCGGCTTCTTTACCTATCGCATTATACTCAAGCAGTAAACTTTGTTGGGATGAATTTAATTTATTTTGATGGGCTAACGACGCAAGAGATAACTTGGTTAAGTGAGCTTCGTTTTTTCTAAATTGTTCGATATTAAATATGATATTTTTATATGCAGTTACATATTCTTTTTTTAATTGAGCCTCTTGCTGCCTATCTGATTCTCCTTCTAGGTTTTTCTTGAGCTTGTTTAGCTGAATAACCATTTGCTTCATTCCAGCGTTTACTGCTTTTGTCTCTCTAGGATCTAAGCCAGATGGATTATCAATTGATTCATCTATGTTTTTAATAAAAGAATTTATCTGAGAAGCCATCATTTCTGCATCAAAATCTTCTGTACCCTGCAGGTTCTTTGCTAACCTATCGGTTAGTTTGGTCACATCACTCATGCTTCTAAAACTTACAGTGGAAGATTCTCTTTCAAGGGCAGCTATATTTTTGCTCAATATAGATAGTCTATCTTTAACATCCATATCCTCGCCACCTGCAGCTGCAGAAGAAAAGCCCATTCCTATCTGGGATCCTCTAACTTTTGACGCTCCTTGGAGCAGCTTGATGTCGTCACTATCCGGATTAAATTTGTCAAGCTTCTTGTCTATCAAGTCTCCAAAACTTTTGGACCCACTAAGAAATGCTGCCTGGCTCTTTTGCGCCTTTATTACTCTTTCTATTACTTTTACGTAGTCTTCGTTGCTGTTTGTGCCTTTCGACAGTTCTTCGATAAATCTTTTTGATACTTTTGTTCCTACTAGATTTTCGTCCAAAAGACCAGATAAAGCGTCCTGAGCTTTTATATCTATGTCTAGCCCCTTTAGTTTTAATTGCTGAAGTTCCAGCTCCTGCTTCTGAGTTCTTCTTGATCCTAAAATTTCAAGATCTGTAACTTTTTCTCTATTTTCTGTTTGGCTATTTAACGACTCAAGAGCTCCTTGCAATTTCTCGGTACTTTCTCCTAATTTTTCTAGTTTCTTTGCGGCCCTTTCTCCTTGGCTCGAGAGAAGATCCATAACCCCAGAGCCTTTCTCTAGGCCGAACATCTCACCTATATTAAACATCTTGAATGCTTCATTTACTACAGTGAAACCAGTATATAACTGACCAATAACTGGCAAGAATCGTCCAAACATTCTTCCTACTCCTGAAAGGTTTCTCATCAATCCTCCCATCCTGCCTACTCCGCTGCCCCTGGATCCTGCATCCGATGCTGCTGCAGCACTTCTTCTGGCGGCTCTAGCCTCTGGATTAAACGCCTGACCAATCGAGAAGGACTCATTCCTTTTCACTCCAGCCATATTCATTCCTTCAGAAACTAGTTCTTTTTGCTGAATAAAAGAAGCTGTTACATTGCTTATCGCCAACATTCCCTGTGCAAAGGTCTTGGTTAGCCCAGATGCGCCTTCAGCCAGCGTTTCAAATTGACCATTAACTAAGCTAATCGCCGACTGAAGATAAAACAAACGCTGAAGCCCACCTCCGTCATCGTCTGATTCCTCAGCAGATTTTGCGGATTCATCCAAAGCTATTCTGAAATCTTGACTAGCCTTAGTTGCTTCTTTTAGAGATTTAAGATCTGTACCTCTTGCGGTAAGCATCTTTTTTATCATTGCGTTTTCGGACTTGATTAATTGTGTCTTCTGAGCTTCGGGCTCACTGGATGATAAGTTTTTTACTGCTTTTGATTTTTGCGACTTTTCTTCTGTAGATTTTAATAGCGCTTCTCCTGATGACTTAGCCTTCTTTAGTTCGCCCAACCTAGTTTGTTCACCTTTGGAAAGCTTGCCTGTTTTTTCTGTTATGGAATTTATTTGTGCCTCTGTTCTTTCCATTTTTTCATTTAATAAATCCTTGATTCCTTCAAAGTCTTTAGAAATATCAAAGCTGGCTATCTCAGCTAATGTCTCTTTACCTTCCTTACCAAACTTGCTGGCTATTTTTGAAAACTCACTAAAGCTATCGGTGAAAGCTTTAGACATTTGAGACAATTCATTTTTAGCATTATTTAAAATTGCGTCTGGAATTTGTGGCGCGGCAAAGTTCGGCACCATGCCCTTGCTCGCTCCATGTTTCTTTGGGTCTATACCCATAGTCTTGGCGCGCCTTATTCCCTGCTGTACTCCGGCCGGCTCATCTCTAGTATTAGTTACTGCGAGCCCCATTGGGTTTTGAGCACTTTTTAATTGAGAACTTTTCTCTACCCTGATTCTGGCCTGAGGAACTCCTGCTGCTCGCTCTCTTGATATCGCCGCACTTAATGGATCTGCAAAATTAGGAACAAGGCCGCCGTGCATAGCTCCATCTAAAAATGGATCACGGGGAGCTTTATGCTTTCCTCTTGCAGTGGCAACACCTTCATTATGAGGAATCATGAAACCTTTCAAGATTCGATTCATTTTCATTTCAGATTTAGCTATTTCAATTAGGTTTTCTTTGTTCTTTCTTGATGATGAATGATTAAATACTTTTTCGTAATCTTCTGGATTTCCACCAAATGATACAGTAGATCTATTAAACCTAAACCTTGAGGATAGGTTACTTATATTTGTTTTTAAATAATCAAAAATATTATGAGCTAAATCTTTATCTTCTTCTGTTACTTGTTCTTTTACTCTTCTTTTTTGTGATTTTTGAACTCGCTCTACTTTTGAAAAATTAGGAATTAATCCATTATTAAATAATTGAATTACTTCTCTTTCTCCTTGGTGGATTTGTCTTGTTCCGTCATCATTATAACCAACGTCAGCGAGAGGCACTATCTGCTTCATGCTTTGGCCGTACCTTTTGCCGGATGAATCATCATTATTAACGCCAGATATATTGAGGTACATGCCCCCGTTTTTCTGCGCCCAGTTCTTTACTGCTCCTGATGCGATTTCTTTCTTAAACTTCTCGACACTTGGATAGTTGCCGCTCTTCGGATCAGATCCTTTGTTGAGTATTTTTAGTAGTTTGGCTTTATTAAATATGTTTTTTGAAGGAACTGTTTTTTTGAAAACTTGCCCCGGTGACATGTCATTGCTTGTTAGATCAATACTATTAGCAAAGTTATCTGCAACTTGCGGAGACGTGCTGTAAGAGTTCGCGCCCGAAGCTTTCTTTTCCCCAGAAGTCCCCTGCTTGTTTCTGTATCCAGCTAAATCACCACTAACATGTCTCTTCACGAAGTCCTGAACTATCTCAACTACATCATTAGGTGTTCTAGCAGAAGCAAAGCTGGGCAAGTTTTCTGAGATGTCTGGAGTATCTAGGGTTTTGTTCTTTTGGCCTCTATACAGGTGCACATTTGCAAAATTAGGCACAAAACCTCTCGCCGCACTCAAATCTTTATTTCCGTAATACTCTCCCTCTCCCGCCTGTTTTTTGTATTTCTTGAGGATTTTTGTTTTGTCGATTGATTTTAAATTCTCGTAACCGGGAAGTTGAAGTTTCTCTCTTGTTTGGCAAACCGCCTTGATTGCGTTTTTTATATCCTCATCGCTTGGCTGAGTTTCTGGGGTTTTTCCTATTGGGATATCTAGATGCCTGCTTATTTGAGCCGAGGTGATGTTGGCGGGAGATGGTGGCTTGTTGAACTTTATTCCCTTGTTCGATGGGTCGGCCAATGTGTCTTGTATTTTTTGGCTGCGAGTTCTTGGGTCTGCGAAGTTTGGTATTAATCCGCCCGAAACATTTCCTGATTTAAGACCTTCTAATTCTTTAACTTTCCTTCCTGTTTTTGTTCTTTTGTCTATTGCTCCTAGATCTACATCATCTGTAACATAATTAAAAGATATTATTTTTTTATCTAACTGTTTTTTTAATTCTAGTTTTTTCTTTTCTTCCTCTGTGGGTTTCTTCTTGTTTTTAGGTTCGACTAATAATTCATCATATGTATAACCATGATTAGCCTTTACGGATTCATTTATTGCTTTTCTTGCTTTTACTGATTTTAATCCTCCTTTTTTCATCAGATTTCCAAGGGTAATTTCTTTTTCTCTTTCTGAGTCCCTACCAGTATTCACTATATCGGGAAAGTCATCGCCTGGTAGATGCACTTGCCTGTTTGAAAGTAGGCCTTCTAGCAATCCTTCGCTGTGCACCTCCCTTATAATCTTATCCCTCATTAATCTTACTCCATGCCCTGGTCCCGCATGGGCATCGCCATAAGTTTCATAATTATCCAAACCTATAGCATCCGCAGTCTTTTCGGGAACCCGAAGAAGCCTTTCCTTCTTTCTAGAAAAGTCCATGGCGTCTGGGTTTTGCTCAAACTTGACCCCACCAAGATCCGATAATATTTCTTCAAATATTTTACCTCTTTTTCTACTATTTTCCAGGAGTTCAGACCCACCTGCTTCTCCGCCCGGAAGATCTGTTAATAGTTGCTGAAAATCTGCAAAATTTTTGCCGCCACCAATTTCTTTTCTTGAAGCTTTTTTTGATGTTGTTTCGCTTTTAGTAATAAGCTGCTCAACGATATTAGAGACTCTTTTTGTTTTGTCGGCCAGATCAGCTCTGTCTTTGTATTCTCCAGCCCTTAAGTTTTTGAAAATGTTTACATAAGAAGTTTGCCCTGCCCTTGAAGTTGTTGCCGCTCTTTGATCTTTTATTTCTTGTATTTCTTGTTCGCTCAAATCTCTTCTTACGTTATACTGATTTAATGAAACACCCAAGTCTTTTACACCGTAAGCTTTATTAATTTCCTCAGAAGTATTAAATTCTTTACCTTTGTTTCTTCTGTAACGCTGGCTCCAGGGTTCTATAGCAAAATTAGGAACCAAACCTTCAGACATCCTATGGGCCAGCAAAGCTTGATGAGTCTGCTCAGAACTAGCATCCTTACCTATTAAGCCTTTTTTGGTTAATAGATTTGCTCCTTTTTTAAATTTTTCATTTCTAGCTTCGTTAATCATTTCCTGGGTAGCCCCTTGGCTTTCTGCAAAACGCATCAATCCGTCATCGCTATAAAGACGCAAGCTTTTTAACAGTACATTTGGAAGCTTCCATTCTCCAGATTTAACTTCGATTGGATTCATACCTAACCCAACCAAATCAACAGGAAAAGTTGGATCGCCAGACCTTCCTCCAGTATTAAAATATTTTCCGCCCTCTGCTTTTAGTACATCTGCCTCAGCTTGATCGTCCGTTCTTTTCCCCCTTTTGGGCAGTTTCTTTAGCTTGAATTTACGCTCTATGCTTTCGATTCCACCCTCGTCCTGCAGGTACCTTATAACCTCTTTGACTTTCTTAGAATGGCTTCCCCCGCTATTTGATAAAAGTTGCTTTGTTGTGGCTTCCACGCTGATTGGCTGGCCGGTTGCTTCTAGCTCCGCATAACTTTTAGCCAAATTTCTAGACCCCTTAACGCTTTCAGGATTAGCGCTCAACTGAGTCGACGAAGGATCGAGCATTAATTTACTACCACTCATTGCTGCAAAGTTGGGAACAAATCCGCCGCTAGCATATGGATCAAATCCGTGCTGCCCAGCAAAAGCATCCTTGTATCCCTTTCCTGCCCTGCTTTCTTTCGGGGGCATGATTGCGGGCTGACTCATCCCAGGGAATTGTTTAACCTTTTCGGCTTTATTATAAACAACAGTGCCGACTCCTTTTACGTTCATTGAGTCTATAGCTCCTGCTGCGTAACCACCCTTGGCGGCCCCTTGTCTTTCTTTCTTCTTAGAAGATTCGGGTATCATTCCCGATGCCGCAACTGGAACCATTCCAGATGCTTCATTTTTTGAAAAATCAGGATTAATTCCAGCCCTAACCAGTGGCTTGGCTAGCCTCGCAGCAAGATCAACCTGCTCGCTCATTGCGCTGTTTTGCTTTTCTATTATTCCTAATATAAACATTTCTTGAGCTTTTCTGTCGTCTTCTAGATTGCTTAGCCCTTCCTGTAGTTTTACATTTTCGCCAAGAGCTTTAAGTATCGACTCCTCCATTGCTCTTATTTTGTCTTTTTCATTAACTATGCCTAGAACATCCTTCAATGAGGTTCTAGCAAACTTAGCAATATTAACGAAAAGTTTTATAAAAATAGCTCCAAAAGCTATAGCTGCAGGTCCAGTTATTACATTACCTATGCCCTTTACTAACCCCTTAGCAAAAGTGCTACCTTCGTCTTCTCCTCCTCCTAGGGTGTTTTTTATTCCATCAATACCATCCTTTATTGACGATAAAAAGAAATCAATATCCGGAGACAAACCAATCGATCCAAGTATCTCTGCGAGTTCTTGAATAGATGTAGTCGTTTGCGATGCCATTGCTGCCATCGTCTTGTTTAGCATTTCATTCTTTTGCGCCGCATCTCCAGCCGCATTTCCTGCTATTTCAGTGGCCTGCGCTTGAATACTTTGCTCTTTACCTAAATCCCTCAATGCTGCCCTAAAAACATTGGCTTGAAATATTCCCGCTGAAAATTGAACAATATTAGATTTTTGCGACTGGCTTAAATTGTCAAATGATTTAGCCATGTTTATCATTATCTTGTCTGCGGGCAATATGGATCCAGATAAATTCTTTACGGCGATGCCTATTTCTTCTAATTGTCTTATTGATTCGGGTCTTTGTATTCTTGTGAAAATTGTTTTTAATCCATTACCAATAACTGCGCCCCCTCGAGCAGTTGTTTGCTGCAGTGCTGTCACTAAACCAATTAGACTGTCAATCTCAACACCTGCGTCGATAGCAACAGCCCCAGTTCTTTCTAAAGCCTTTATTAAATCCTCAGAGCTTACTGCGAATTTAACGTCAACAGCCGCCAATTTATCAATAATATCTGTGGTTGATAACCCAGCATCACCGAATGCATTAACAGCCGCAGTTAAACCAGATACGGCAGACGCTGCGTCCAACCCAGTTAATCGCGTCAAAATCAAAGCATCATTAGTTCTTCTTAAGGTTTCCTCCATGGTGAGACCTTGTCTAGAAAACTCAAGAGCAGCTTCGGCAGAAACTGTAAAAGCTTGAGCTGTATTTCTTGCTACATCAAATAGTCCATCCCCAAATTCTTGTAGTTTTCCCGCAGAAGCTCCAACTATAACATTTATATCCTGTAATACTTTTTCAAATTTTACAGTCTCCACAACCAAAGCCTTGAACGCTTCAGATATTCCGTTGATTATTCCTACCGAAGCACCGAACGCAATAACTCGAGCATTAGATGCTTCTAATGATTTTGTAAATTCATTTGCGGATGCAGTTATTCTACCAAGAGGCTGAGTAAAGCTTTTTCCATTAACATTGAATGAAATTTGTTTTTTACTTACTCCATTTATGGATCTATTTATCTCCGCAGCAGCGCGATCCATACTTCTCTTAGCCTTAGAAGTATTAACATTAAGCGTTACATCTGCCCTCATTCCTACCATATTACCTTATACCTTTATTTATTGATTATACTAATAACCATCTATATGTACACCTAAAATAACATATTGATATTTATTGATCTACCACAAGCTGACCGCCTTCGAGTTGCAGTGCCATGCCTTGTTGTACTGCTATATAATAATCTTCAAAAGACCCACTCATAAAGAATCCATTATTAGGGCTCACCCCAAAACTAAAACTACAATCCACTGTAGCTATTGAGCCTATAGATTCACTAAAAGAATAACTCTCGAATCTAGCATTATTAATAATGTACTTAACATACGTCTCATGCTCTGAAGATGCAGAGCAAAAATAATCACAATGATTATTTAAGTTAATTTCTATCTCGTAATCCTCATCTTCGCAGAATATTTTCCTAAAATCTCCGCTATTAAAAGCGCTAGCGAGCAAAGAAAATGACACGCTCCCAATCTGCGGGTATTTCATTTTTCTTCCGTAAACATGCATTGACTCAAAGCCATACAAATCCTCCCTCCCAAATGGTAGGTTTATATTAAAGCTTTGTATATTCGCGGAACCCTCTATACATGTCCCTTCGTTCTTTCCCGAAAGTATTGGTCCGCCCACATTAAGGTTTTTTAAATTAACATTTATGCCTCCTGGAGCAATTGCCATAACGGGAGATTTGTACATTTTAGGGTTAAACTCAATACCGGTGCCTAAATCTATCTCCTCTCCATGTCTCTCTATTGTTGGGCCAGTTAAATCGGAACCCTTGTTTTCCAAATTCAAAGACGGGTTTTGCACTCCGGCTTTATAGAATTTCTGCTCACTCGACCCAAGCCCAATATTTTGACCATTCTGCAATTCAATAAACGTATTTAATTGAGTTAAAAGTACAGCTACCTCATTTACATTGTCCAGCCAGTAGTGTCCGCCGTAGCCGGAGCCATTACAGGAATGTCTTAAATTCGAAGCGGCATAAGAAACTGAAGCTTTAGGGAACTCCCCAACGCCTGCCGATATAGAATAATCAGTTATGTAGCAATTACCTATACCAATAACGTCAACGCCTGAGTATTGATTCTTCCTATTCTCGTAACCAGTCAAATCAAAAGGCTCCGCCCCAACAGCCATCAATATAGTCTTGTCTTCCTTTAAATCGTAATAAGCGCTTTTGCCCTGGTTCGCCTTGTAATTTTCTGCACTAGTCTCCGTAGGCTTAATACTTTCTCCATTTTTTTCAAAAAATTGAGCAGCTTGTGTGTTTGATGAAAACCTGACATCCCTAGGCGTGTAACAGCCAGGCAAAGAATCTTCAAACAACTGAGAGGCTGGAAGGTAATCGACACCTTCATTCTCAAGCAAAATCAAATTACCATTGAAATCCTCCCTCCAGCAAAGAGTTGACGATGGCATTTCGTCGCCCTTGCTCAGAATATTTAAGCCAAGAAGACTCTCTTCGTATCCATCTGTAAGCAGATACTCCAAACTTAATTTAGTGCTTGGCTCTGAAATTATTTTCCTATCCAGAAAATCTTCGCCCCCGATGTGCTGTATGTCCTGCCTACTTACATCAACAGAAACACTTGCCGATTGAACCCTATTAAAAAAATACAATAAATCAGAGCCAGATTTAGCTTGCCGAGAATCAGTTAGAAATATTCCGACTGAATTGTATTTGATTGCATTTCTTTTACCGGACATATAAATAAATACACCCCAGTCAATGACTGAGGTGTATTTTTATTCAAAGTATGAGATTTATTTTATGCTCTGTACCCCATGAGTTCGTTCGCTGCTGGAATATTTTCAACACCTCCGACTCCGGTCCATGCTGGCGGTAATCCAAAATTACCTTCAGTAGATTCTTTTCCAAAAATAAACAATCCATTATCAGGGTCGTCTGCTCCTGCGATCTGAGCGATAAAGGTCAAGTCAACTGACTTGTTGTCTCCGATAGTGCTTGTGAAGTTTTCGGATTCAAGACGTGCTCCTTTTAATTCGAAAATCATAGCAACAGGCCCATCTTTTGTGTCACACTCAACGCACTCAGGATCCATCATCTTGACTGTTGCGTTGATTCTATCGCAACCACAAAGTAAGTCGGCCATGTTGCCTTCCTTAAGGTCTGAAAGCGTAGCACTAACTGACATTGTTATATTGATTGGCACATCAAGAGTTTTAGAGAACCCAAAAGTAGAACCAAGTCGCTGAAGAGTTGTTCTAGCCATAGGAATATTAATACTAACAGATTGAACGTGCGCGCTTCCAATAGTTGGAGTAGAAACATTCAAACCACTAACCTGTTTAGAGATTAAACCTGCGTCTTGAAGATCAAGAACAACATCTCCTGGCCTAAGTGCCGCTACATCGCCACATCCTGCATAACCACTTTCTGCAGCTGGAAGAGAGTATAATCCAGTACATCCATTAGCTTTTGGAGTTCTTTCTCCTGCAGCATTCTTGTCCCACGCATTACTCATAAAGCTTCCGTCGGTCATTTTGATTGCTGGCAAGTCGTTTCCGGTTTCACCAATATCACTTTTGATATTCATTCCCTCAACTGTAACGCTTGCTGTTGGAATTGCTCCCACAGATATATCAACGCTATAGTCGGTAAGATAACCGTTTCCTAAAGAAATAACAGACTTTTTATCATCATTACCTGCTGCGCTTGCGTTAACGTCTCCGTTTACTGCGTCTCCAGCTTCTGGCATTGTCAAGATAAAGAAGTTACTTCCTGCTTGATAAAGCTCAGGTGAGAACCCTCCACTTAAAGTGTTGGTTGTACCATTTGTAATGAACTCAATCATTCTTTCATTGTATCCATCTAAAAGATAATAACTGAAGTCTAAATTAACAGTAGGAGCTTCAATAACTACAGAATCAAGACGTGCCAAATGACCGAATTGATTAACGTCTTGCCTACTGATGGTAAAACCATAGTTTGCAGTTTGAATACGCTTTAGTTGCTTGATGATTGTTCCGTGACTTTTCGCATAACTAACTCCATCAAACCCACCAGCGGTAACGCCATTGGAAACTTTTGGAGAGTCGGCTCCTGCGGAAGCAATAGTACCAACAGTAGCTAGGTCTGCACCATTACCACTTAGAGCAGCAGTAAACCCAGCTGCAGTTAGTGCTGCTAAGCCATTCGCACTGTCAAGCGTAGCAATAACACTATTAACATCTGCGCCACCGGTAATATTAGCTCCTATAGTAAGAGTTCCACCAGCAAAGTTCGCGCTTGGTACAGCATTATCAACAACTCTAAAATTAATTCCATTTTTTGCAGCTCCCTTATCGTTAGCTGTGAAAGTAATACCATTTCGCGTTGCAGTTGCAAATGGATCAGCCCCTTTGGCAACACTAAATCCTCCAGCGTCAGAAAGAGCGGTTACTCCGCCTTGAGTGGCAAAAATAGCAAGAAGATCGTCATAAGTTACTCCGGCTGCAAAATCAGCCCCTACAGTTAAAGTTGTACCAAAAAAGGCTACAGTGTTTCCTCCTGCTACTTGCGTAAGTTCTAGCTTTATTCCGTCATAACTGTCACCTGTTCGGTCTGCTTCAAAAACTATCTCTCCGATAGCGTTGGCTCCAGCAATCGAAACTTTAGATTTTACTCCAGCTGTTCCAGCTTCGCCTTTTCCGTTCCATTGTGGCCACGCATCACCTGGCAACCATCCAACCACTTCATTCCGCTTGTTCGTGGCTGGAGCTGCTGCTGTGCCACCAAATACTTGCTGGGACCCTGTTGGAGGAGTCATTAGTCCAAATGGACCGTCTCCAATCGTTGAGCTTATTGAAGCGTAGTCTCCTGGCACTTCGGCGTTAGATATAGCGGAACCAGTAAAGTGGTATCCTGTTGAATCTGGGCTTACAAATAAAGCCTCTGATTGATAAATTACTCGATTTCTATGTACTGCCATTTTATTTTTCTCCTATTTTTTGTTGAAAAGTTGTTATCTCTTATTACATTCCTTATTTTGTATTGGGAAATTTTTTTTAACAAGCTCTTGGGAACCTTGCTTGATTAACCTCAAAATCAACGAATCCTAAATATAAATCGGGATTAGTTGTTTTGGATAATCTGTCGCTTATTTTAGAAGCTCGAACATCATCTATAAACATTATTGGGCCGACATTGTCGCAATTTTTTACTGCTTCAGTATAACTAAAGTATCCAGTTTTAAGATCTCCATATTCATCAAGCGGGTAATTATCATAACCTACATTTACTATACCTCTATTAAATGCGTCAGCACACAAAGACATCGCACCATCAAGCTGATAAAGGTTCTCTGCGAAAAATATTACCCTATAATACAAATGGGTTAAATCTTCTCCTCCGAATGCGAATGGAGTATTTTGAGTTCTCTCCATAGATACAAATGCAGCTGGAGCCACTTGTTGATAAGGTGCCAACCCAGTGCCCTGACCCAAGTCGGGAGTAGTTCGACTATTTACATTGTATTTATTTTGTATAACTAAATTTTCTTCTGTATCGTCGGCTAAGTATATATTTATATCTTTAACTGAAAAGTCACCACTAATTCTTAAGTCTGCATAGTTTGTTGGAAAAAATATTCCATCCAAAAGAACTCTTCCGTTTTCAAAATCTAAAGATAACCCACTCTCTCCTCTTTTACAAAAGTTATAAACTCCATCTCCGGTATCTATATAAACTCCACTTGGTATTACCGCTTCAGTTATGTCGCTATCACAAACCCATTGCTTGTATTCACTATTGTACGAAACTAGTCCATTTACTGGATCATCTGGATACATCGGTAATCTTTCATCAGGTACATAATAAAAATTACCCTGCTTGTTGGAGTAAGCCTCTCCATTATAAACAAGATAATGATCAAGCCATAAAGCAAAGCTGCTTGTTGCGTCGTGTTGAAATTGCGGTTTCATAACCCTCTTCCTACTGAAATGTCTCTATCTATTTTCTCAAACACCTTTACCCATTTGTTTAAAAAGACGGAAACATAAGAAGTGTTGCTGAATTTTCCTGTTCTTATTTTGTTGTCTGCTTGAATTCCTCGCCCTGATCTACTATTCTTGCTGCTCGTGTTTAAATACATACCCAATCCAGACATTCCTTTCTCTATTCTTTCTGCCCAACTTATTCCACTAGCCCATGGCAAAGGAGTAACCCCAAATATATCTTGCTTGCTTGGTATTTCTATTGTTAATTTTGCTGCTCCATTTTGATCAAACCTTGTGACCTTATAGTTGGTTTGAGATAAAAGCTGAACAATTGGATTAATAGGTCTATCTCCTTCATTAAAACCTATAAATGTAAAAAGATTTCCGTAACCGCCCAGCGTGCCACTAATATTACTTGATGTTGATCCGGCCAATATCTCCTTGGTTACTGGTAATCTTAAGAAATCTGCTATCATTTCTCTTTTTAGTTTTTCTATTTTTTTATAAACTAATTCTCCGTTTCTTAATTTTAAATTATTTAATATAGTTTTTTGTGAGTTCTTTGAAGATAGAGATCTTTTTAATTCTTTATCGAAAGCTATACCGTTAACTGAGAATATTACTGGCATTAATCTGTTGGTCTTAAATAATAAGTAAAGAATTTGGGGCGGAATAGTCCGTGCTTCCTGACGTCTGTAACTTTAAACATCAAGCGGCCATCTATTTCTACACGCTTTGCATCTTTAAAATACTCATACCCTTCTGAGTCAAGCTTTATTCTAACCTCTCCAATGTCGTGGCTTACTTTTATTGTGCTGTTGACTTCTGAATCAAAGTTTACTTCTGTTTGCTTGTCTGAGTATAGTATTCTGGCCTTAAGGGTGCTGAATTGACTTTTTCTTATTGTCTGACTTACCCCCCTAACGTTGTTGTACAGATAATTAAAGTTTGGATCTGTACTTACTATAACCTTCTGAGATTCCTTGTACGCAAAAATGCTACGCGCAAATGTGTCGTGCATATCTTGCATTACTGATTCGTATTCTGCCTTTTGGGCCGCTGTTAAAAAAGACGCCATAAAGTATTATACACTTTCTTTGAAAAAAATACTCTCGCATTTTATAATAAGATACAACGAGCAAGGATAAACTACATGAAGCCAGACGAATCAATACATTCATTTTACAGTAAAAACACAAAGATACTTTTTAAATCTTTCTTGATCATGATTGAAGATCTAAACAACGATCATCTTCGCAACTTTGAGAAGCTTCGCAAATCTGTACCCAAAGAATATCAACCGTTAATCGACCAAGCAGATTACTTCGATCAAGCAAAACTACAATACCTAAGAAAGAAAATACTAGACCTAGGTAATGAAAGTATAAGAACTACTGAAAATTCACTAGAAAATTTTACTATAAGTTTTAAATTTTAAATATATAATACATTAAGCAATTAAACAATATATAAAAATATGAGCAAAAAAACAATCTACAAGTTTACCGTCAATAAAGAAGAAGAAGTTGAGGAACAAGAAGTTTCCGAAGTTGTCAACAAAGAAACTAAGGAAAAAGAAAAAGTAACAAAAACTAAGACTGTAAAAAAACCAGTTCAGTACACTATCAGAATTGCCTCCCCCTCGCGCAGGCAAGTGGAAGATGCAGACATGGAGTTCAGTATCGAAATGAGCAAGTGTATTAAAAAAGGCATTCTCACAAAAGCTATGCTTGCAAAAAAATACAGCGACAGCGGAGGACTACTCTCAGAAGAAGACTCAACAGAACTAATACGCCTTTACAGGGAACTTACCGAAGTTCAAAACGATCTTGGCCGCTCAATGAACAAGAAAAACAAAAACGACAAAGAAGCCAAAAAAGAAGAAGAACTAACCGAATCTTTTGCGGCTATCAGAAAGCGTATTGTTGATCTTGAAACAAGCTATCAAAACGTATTCAATCATACAGCAGATACTAAAGCTCAAAACAAAACCATACTATGGTACATGCTTAATCTTTCTTATGCTACCGGCCCAGGCGAGGAAGAAGCTCCTTTGTTTGCTGGAAAAACCATCGAGGAAAAAGAAGAATCTTACTATGAGCTTGACGAAAACGAAGACGAAGTTTTTGACTTGGCTCGAGAAAAACTTATGACCTTTATTAGTTTTTGGTATTTTAGCCAAAACGCATCCGAGGAAGATTTCTCCAATCTCGAGAAAGATATCGATTCTGGCGAACTCTAATGGGTGGACTTAAAGGAGTATAGAAGGCTATTCAAAGAAATAGTTGACGGATTCTCAGCCTATTATGTGGGTGAAGAAAAAAGATACATAAAACATCAATCCGTATCAGACCTTGTTGACTTTGATCAAGTCTACCAAATGCACTTTGATCGCGCCAAAGCAAGAGGCCTTCCCACTGAAGAGGAAATATTTGCCGATCTAGAAGAGCAAGGCATCTGGTCCAAATCAGACGATTCAGAAATAGAGACTCAAAAGTTTTATGTCCAAAGCTTGATAAAAAATAAAAAAAATTTGGTACTCAAAAGCGCCACGGACAGAATAAACAAACAAATCAAAGAAGCCCAGGAGAAGTTAAGCAACCTAGCTAAACAGAAGGCGGACCTCATAACCAACTCCTGCGACAACTACGCGCTCAACAGAGCTAATGACTTTTATATGTTCAATAGCTTTTATAAAACTCAAGATCTAGACGAGCCCCTGTATACTCAAGAAGAATTCGAAGATACAAGCACAAAAGAAGTTACCGCTCTAGTAAGAATATACAATAGCTTTCATGAAAAATTTTCAGAAAAAAACATACAACATCTAACTGTACAGGATTTTTACAAAATATATTACTCATTCTCGGAAAGTACTATGGATTTCTTTGGCGTACCAGTAGTCAAGCTAAACAACTTCCAGCTTAATCTTTTAATATATACAAGAATATATAAGAATATATTTGAAATGAATGAAGACATCCCAGATAAGATAAAGAAAGACCCAGAAGCATTACTTGATTACGCGAACTCTTCAGAGGCGAGAGACGAAATGAAAAGTAAGATGAACAATTCCTCGTCAGCTTCAACAATTGTTGGGGCCACAAAAGAAGACCTAGAAGAACTAGGAATGAATACCCCGCAGAAAGATGGACTTCATGAAGCAGCAAAGAAAAAGGGTGGATCACTTTCGATGAAAGATTTGATGGACATGGGTGGAGTTTAGTGTACATATATTTATGTCATATATAAAAATAAGAAATTTAGATTCCGCTTCAGACGCAGAAATTACTGGTAGCAATTATATACCCACTGCCCTGGAGGGCTCAAGTCTTTCGACCAAAAAGGTAACTTTTGATCAGGTTATATCGGGAGGAGCTCCAAATTATTCAGGAAATTTCATTTATGGCAGTTTTACAGGAGGCTTGTCGGCAATTGGTGATATAAAATTTACTGGAGATACTTTTTTTGATGGAAACCCAAGCATAGCTGGATCTCTAAATGTCACAAGCACTGTATCTGCTAATGCTGGAATCTTTCAAATTTTAGCCTCGGACAGTATGACTGCCGAAACCGCCGTTATACAGTCCATCTTAAATTTTGATGACCTAATGAATGGTTACAGCCAAGGATTATCACAAGCCACAGAAGGTGAGACAGACACAGTATTTGATTCGGAAGGCAATGAAGTTCAGAATCCAAACAAAAACGCTTCCTCGACGGTGGAGTATGTGGATACAGACGGGGACGGAATTGCTGATTCCCAAGTATTAGTAAACACAACGCCAGTAACTGCCGAAAACCTAGATTCACTAGTTCAACCTGGAGGAGGGCTGGAAGTTACAGAAGTTTGCCAAAACGAAACTTTTGACATTGTTGAATGCGAACAGAATGGAGTCCCAAATCAAGACGTAAAATATAAAACCAAAAAATTATCTTTAGCAACCTCTTCCGCCTCAAATACTATAGGTATAGAAATACATGATACCGAGGGGGTTGAGTACAGGAGCGGAATCTCAGTTGGCATCGATGGAAAACTAACAACCAAGCTCAAAAGGCTTCGTGACGCGTTTACATACATAAGAAATGATGTAGCATCCAGCGATGCAGTCATTAACATTTATCTACAAACAGATACAGACGAAGGGGAAATTGAAAATTCCAATGGAATTTTTGCTAGCCACGGCAACCTCGAAATCAACAAATGCTACGTCAATATATATGGTGATTCTACAAAATACTGGACGGGCGGCTTAACTAAAGTGAAAATGAAAACAAAGCGTATCAGTGGTGAAAACGCATACGTACCCATGTGGCTCAACTCAAAAAGCATATTATTCAGCTTGGTTAATCTTGTGTTTGATTTTGATGATAGTGGCGGGGTTCACACAGCGATAAGGTCACACAATTCGTGCATTCTCAATCTTATTGGTTGTAAAATCAATGCCAGAGGATCAACACACTGCCTTATTGAAGCTTCCAGAGGGGCAACAATTCAAGTCGAAAATTATAGTGACGGCCCTGCGTCTACTCTTCTAGACCCTTTGGAAAAAGGTTTCTGGGCGCCAGCTTTAGAGCTTGACTTCGGGCCCAGAAAAGCTGCCCCTTCAGAAGGAGTCGGTGCCGTAGGGGATAATTTTTATTGTGACTATTTGTTTCAAGCTGATACAGGAGGAGTTATTAGGTTTCCTGAGTACGGAAGCCATATACCATGGGGTGGTAACCCAAATACTTGGTTTCAGTCTAGAATTCATTTTTGCTCAAACAGAATAACAGTCGGGCACGCAGTTTTATCCTTATTGTCTAATTGTGTGGTCGATATAATCGGTTTATTTACAGCCGCTAATGGCCTTTCGTTTAACAGTACTAATTTTCCTTACTTTCTTCGAGCCTCAGCATTTAATTCTGTTGCGACGAGAAATGGCAGTCATATGGTAGGAACAATTGCAGATGACAAAGCCGAAATAGCAA